ACAGAAGTTGCTATATATGATTATGCGAAATACAACGAGGAAATATTAAATAATAAGAGTTATATCATTTGTTTTAAAGAAGAAACACAACGAAATATTCATTTTCCAACTGAAAGATGTAGTTATGATAAATTTAAACAAAGATTTTCTATTATTGAAATAGGTAGTATTCATGATATGACAAAAATGATCAACGATTATCAATTATCCTTTTTTTATACATTGACTTATGGTGGAGGAAATGATATCTACCAGTTCAATAATAAAAATATATGGGGAAATTGTAAAACGATTAAACATTGTGTATTTGATACTACATATCCTGAAGGTGATTTTTACATTAGTATTTCAGAAATGTTGAATAATAAATACAATACAAATTTACCTGTTATACCTCATATTGTTGATTTGCCTATACATAATGAAAATTTAAGAAATGAATTACACATTCCTCAGAATGCTATTGTTCTAGGAAGATATGGTGGTAAAGAAGAATTCAATATAAAATTTACACATGAAGCAATTATAGAATACTTAAAAACGAACCCAAATTGTTATTTTTTATTTATGAACACAAATAAGTTTTATGAGCATCCTAAAATCATATATCTTGACAGAAATATAGATTTAGACTACAAAGTTAAATTTATCAATACGTGTGATGCTATGATACACGCAAGAGGTATAGGTGAAACATTTGGTCTTTCTATTGCTGAATTTTCTTCAAAAAATAAACCCATTCTTACTTGTAATTGTGGAGACTCGGAACATATTAAAATCTTGGGAGATAAAGCAATTATTTACACTTCCAAAGAAAATCTTATAAATATATTTAGTAATATCACAAATTATATTTATTCAAAAAAAGATTTCAACGCATATACGCTGTATTCTCCTTCTTATGTTATGAATATGTTTAACAATTCTATTTTTCTTACCAAACAGTAAATATTATAATTCTCTAACAAACACATTATGACCTTTGTTTGAATAAAAGTCATAATTACAGTGATGTATATCTTCGCCACATAATAAAATAATTTCATTTGGATTGTATATACTACAAATCAAATCATAAAAAGGCATTCCTCTATGATAAGATCCATAAATAATAATATCGTAAAACTTATTATTTATATCTTCTACTACTGTATTATCTAATTCATTATCATGTAATACGTGATCCAGTAAGTTCGTATAAGTAATACCTTTACCATACAAAGATTTGTAATCTATATGATCAGACTTGTAAATATGTGGTATTTTGGGATAATCATGACAAAGAATACCGGATAATGTTTTGAAGCCATGTAATGTTACACATCTTAAATAATCAGGACCTGTGTCACTAGATAAATATAAAATCTTTGTTACATTGTTGATATTTATTTTTTCTAATATATAGTTGGCCATTTTGTTTGTTGTTAAATAATTTCTTGTATATTCTAACAATTCATCTCGTAATATATTATAATCATTTATATCTTCCTCTGTTAATTCATTTATATTTTTATTTTTGAATTTGTCGTACAAGATATTACATTCAATCAATAAATATTTTGGTAATAAATACATAGTCTTTTCAGGACAGTTTTCAATATCCACAAAATATGGAAGACATCCATTTGCCATTATCTCATAATGTCTCATACAATCCCAGCCTGCTTTTTTTGTTGTTACAGCGAAATAAGATGTTTTGTATTCATTATAATATTCTTCTTCTGTATTATAAATATATGTTGACATATTACCTGGTATTAAATTGGATACTATTTTTGTTTTAACATACTCATTATTACATATTTTTTCACTTGGAATACTGAAAGTAATAGGATGTAACATATTATTTATGAATATAATAAATATTTTGTTTTAATATGAGAAAACCAATAAAATACAAAAAAAGAACAAACAAGAGAAGGAATAAAAGAACGAATAAAAAAAAGAATAGAAAAACATATAGATTGTTTGGAGGGAAATCAATAGATAAACATTTATTATCGTACAATCGTTATATTCAATTAAACGCATCAAAAACACCTATTTGTAATGAAAATTATACAAAAAAAATATTACATAAACCGTTACATGAGTTAGTGAGTATAGCAAAAAAAGTGAATGAAGATATTATAGAAGCATTTACATATTCATTGCTTCCTTATTATTTTTTACCTGATTCTGTTCCAATAGAACATCATGATATAGTAGTTAGTAAATATAAAAGTGGAAATTGTGTTTCATTGGCATATATGGTTTTAGAAGAATTCAAGAAAAAAAGAATAGAAGCCATTCTTATTCCAGCAACCATACCACCCAGATTGATTCAGAAAGGGTATCCTGAGTATAGTCATGTGGTAGCTACTTTAGAAACAAAAGAATGTTTTATTCTATGTGATCCAGCTTATTTTATTTTGACTCCTGTGGTTGTTAAAAAGAACGGTGAACCTTTTGTTATTTATGTTGAGGTTTTCAAAGAAACATGGACTTATAAGTATGATGAAAGACAAAAAAGAATAAATGTGACAACAAATGGTATACAAATATGTTTTTATAAAATATGTGTTATAGAAAATCCAACCTTTTCCATATCTTATCCTGTGAATACTAGAAATAAAAGAATTCCCATTATTAAATATAGTTCCAAAGAAAATAGAAAATTAGCACATTTATCTATACGAATAGACACACAAAAATTAGAAGGATATAATGTACATCATCCTTCTAACGATCATTGGTATGAACGATTTGATTGGGCTACTTGTTTGAATCCTGCGTTAACAGAAGAACAACAACTAGAAGCATTATCAAATTGGGAAGGTCTATCTAATCAACAATGTGCTACTCTAAATTATGATAAAGATATATTAGTAAAACAAATCCTTTCTATTTTGAAATCTGAAAGTAAAAAATCTCCTACTTTTATATGAGAACAAAGAAAAATAGAAAAGGTGGCAAATGGACGTTGAAATACAAGAAAAGCATTAATTGTAAAAAACCAAAAGGATTTTCTCAAAAACAATATTGTAAATACAGTAGAAATAAATAGTTTATTACAATAAAATTCGTTGAAACATAAACCAAGTATCATATACAGGTACATTTTCTACACAGATTTCAAATTCATGTGGATTGGTAAATATGATATCTGCCAATATTATTTGATCGTCTTTTATTAGATAGTCATGAGTAAAATATAAAAACAAGGTATCATAAAACATATGTTTCAACTTGGTTATTTTTTTTTTATGACATACAAAAAAATTACCAGCAATAGATACTTGATTGTCCGGAATGGGACGAGAAGGTAATTTGTATATATTTTTGTTTTGAATGATATTTTTCAAGAACTGAATTGATTCTGTATTGGAATTTACACATCCATAATATATTTTGTCTTTTTTCAGATTTTCTATCTTGTTTTTATTGGGCCATGACAGTAAAAAATTTGTATGAACATCATTGGGTCTATTACGAAAATATCCTATATCACACCAACCATAAAATTCTGTATTGTAATACTTTTTTTCTATGGTTTCATTGACAAACATAATTTTTTCACACCATAACATATTTACCTTCCATTCTACTTTGTCTTTCAATAAATGATTTTTGTCATGATTTTCTATCCATTTTTCTTTGTAGTGATATGTTGAAAACTCCTCTATATTCTTGAGAATAATTTTTATATTTTCTTTTTCTGTTTTTGGTATATATTCTAAGGATTTTTCATCTGTATAAATAACAATATTACAATCTGTTATCATTTGGAAAAAATTAGAAATCCACTCTTTATAGCTATTCATATCATGTTTTGTATTCAACACATAAAAGCATGAGGATAATGTTAGATTCATTATTAGTTTATTCATTCTTTTTTAAATTATTATTGATATTATGAATATACCGGATACGACGTTAACTACCTCTTGTTTTTATTTGAACTCTTTTCATCAGAAATCAAGGAGTTTTGATGATTCTATAAATAACATGAAGCCTTTATTGAAAACATCATGTTATTTGGTTATATATACAGATGAATATTGTTGTGATAAAATCAAAGAAATACGTAGTTCATTTCATCTAGATCATTTAACAAAATATATTGTACAAAAATTTGAAGAATTACCTTTTTACAAATACAATAATATAATAAAACAAAATAGGGAAAAATATTGGCCTACAAAAGATGAAAGAACATGTAGTGAATCTCATTTATTGTGCTGTAGTAAATTTAATTTTGTATTAGAAACTATTTATTCAAACCCTTTTCAAACAACAAAATTTGGGTGGATAGATTCCAATATAGGAAATAATTTTGAAAAAATAGGTGAAAATTACAATGAAGAAATGTTATTGACTATTTTATCTAATGTTAGTAATAAATTTCATATTCAAGTAATAAATGTGACAAATAAAAATTTCAAAAATTTTGATAATAAAAAAGAATATTACAAGCAATATAGATGGGTTGTTGCTGGTTGTTTGTTTTTGACAAACAAAGAACTAGGTATCAAGATTTTGAATAGATTAAATCAGATTTTTATTCAAACAACTATTTTAGGATATGGACATGGTGAAGAAATGTTGTATTTAGAAATATTAGATGAATTCTATGATGATATTGAAAAAAGTTATGGTGATTATAAACAACTGTTAAATAATTATTTTTTTCCTACTAAAAATATTTACTATATTTATCATTGTATTATTCAAAATTATTTAAATTATGGTTATTACAGAGAATGTTATGATTGCTGTAAACAACTTTTACAAAGTATAGAAAACAACACGATAGAGTATGACAAAGAAATACACATGAATATATTACAATCCTATTACAAGGCGAATGAAAAAAATATATCTAAATAATATATGGGTAAAACAAAATGTTTTTCTATGTGTAGAAAAAGAAAACCACAAGAATGTAAGACCCGATTTTGTAATTATATTCAAGGAGATGAAAGACAGTTTTGTAGATTGACACCTCGTTATAAAATGGATCCTGACAATAATTGTGCTGTCAAAAAAAATTATACAAAAAAAAATTCTGGTATTTTTATCAATGAATTTGTCAATGGACATTTACGAAGAAAAAAAGTAAACAAAATGCGTAGGAAAGTAGCTACAAGAAAAATTTCTACTTTTTTAGATGGAAAAGTTCGTAAAAAAGTAGCGACAAAAAAGATTCGTAAATTTTTAGATGGCAAGATTCGTCATTTTTTAAGAAATAAAATAAATAAAAATGACGAAGAAATTTTTAATATTATAAATGACAAACCGATTGAAAAATACAATGCTGAAGAAGTAATAAAAAAATTGAAATCTTCTGTAGACAAAGAAGAACAACAAGAAATATACGAAATGGTGCCTGCTGATCAAGTTACTGAATTGGTTGAGAGAGAACATATGTTCAATCCTGAGATACAATTTTACTTTTATTCTGCTTCCAAAGATGCTGCTCCTGGAAAGGGAGCTAGAGAAACCATTCCTGCGGAATTGTCTGCTGAATACAAACAGTCTTTGGCTGAGTTTCCTGACTTTCGTAAGATGCTTTCTAACTTTGGAGAATGTAGATTTCAATTGGATGGAATGGAGTGGTATTCTGTTGAACATTATTATCAAGGGTCTAAGTTTAAAAAGAACAATCCAGAATTCTATCGTTTGTTTTCATTGGATTCAGGGTCTGAGATGTCCAGGGATCCAAACATGTCCAAGGCATATGGAGGTAAGAGTGGAAAATACAAGGGAAAGCAAGTTCGTCCTAAAGGTATTGTGGTGGATGAAGATTTCTTTGGAAGTAGTGGACGTGGAACACAAGAAATGTTTGATTCACAGTTGGCGAAATTTAGTCAGGATGATCGCATGAGAAGAATGCTTTTGGCTACAAAGGATGCTCAACTGAATCATACATTGCCTAGAAGTAGTCTATCTATTCGTTTTGATAATCTTGTGTATTTTAGAGAACTCATGAAAGAAGGAAAATTATAAGGATATAGAATTATAATATCATTATATGAATATGAAGCTAATAAATCCTTTTGTAATATTCACTTTTTTTTCTAAACAAACTTTCATAAAAAATTTATATCAAAAAGAATTATTAGGTAAACTGAATACTTCTATTCCTACTTTTCACAAAATAAAACATATCAAAGAATACAAATCTATTTTTGATAAACCTGAATATATACCAGATATCTTCAAACATTTAGATTTTTAATTACATGATTCATCTTTGATAACAATATCTTTACCTAAAGTCGCATCTGTAAGACCTATACCCAAACTATTTAGTTCATTTTCTACTTTCTTGTCTATGAATATTTTATTTGTTTTTTGAGATATTGAATTACATGTACCTCCGTTTGTAAGACCTGGAAAAGGTTTTTGATAATTTAATGGATTTACACATTTCCTCTGAATACGTGTAGTATATTGACTTGAATCTTGAGGTATATACAAAAACTTTGTATAATTTAATGTGGTAGGTTTTATGATTGGTTTTTCACTACATATACTTGCGTCTAAACCACAATTCTTTTTGTAATCAATATATTTTGCTACATCGTTTGTATTTACAATTCTACTATAGGTAGCTGTCAAATTATTTAGATAGAGACCTTGACTTGAATTTTCTGATAAATTACTAAATCCAGTATTGGGCTGAACCCAGTAGTTCGGATATTGTCCTGTGTATAAATATCTGTATTTTTTTCTTAACATTGTATAGGTACTTACTGTAGAATTTTTAACATATTCGTTTTGATTTCCAGCAAATTGTGCTTTGAATAAATTTACATTGTATACTGGAACATTATAATATCTTCCTCCTGAACCTCCATTTCCTTTCGCATAAGGTCCTCTGTAAGGTGTTCCTATACTTTGTTTGAAAAAAGAAGAACTACGATAAGGACCATTCAATGAAAATCCACTGACTGCTTTTTGGTTAGAACTCAATCTCAACATAGTAGAATTGAGTGTATTGGGTGTTCCAAAAGGTCCTGAGGGTAAAAAATATTCATATACAGGTTTGCCTGAAATATTTGATCCAGATATAACAACTGATTTTTTTTTAAAGGTTGCTAAGGACATATATTATATATACACTAAATTTCTATTTTTTACATTTATAGACAAATTCTTTTTTATGAACCAATACATTTTACTATATTTTATTTGATTCAACCAACTATCTATTTTTAATAATAAATATATCTTCTTTTCCATGTCTTCTTCTTCTTTTAATCTATAAAATATACTCTCGTCTATTTCTACAAATGCTTTTAATAAATACAAACTGACAGAAAAATAAATACTCTTAAGAGAAACTTTGTTAGGCAGTGATTTTACTTCGTACAATTCTGGAGAACATAATTTCTTTTCAAATATATTGGTTATTCTTATTTCGTCTTTTGTTATTTCATTTGTATTTTCATCTATCATGAAAGTAATTTCATCGTTTATAATATATATTTTTTCTGGATTTAATAAATAATAACTCATTTTTTGACTTTCCAAATATTTTATTTGTTTTATAAAATTTATCAAAAAAATATGTAAATTATTCTTTTTTGTAAATAATTCACATGTTTCACAAACAATACTTAAAATATAATTTTCTTTTGTTTTTTTCCATGAAATATTTATATTTTTCAAAACATGAATAATTGATTTTATTAATATTTCATTTTCTTTTTTATTTGATAAAATAAATTCTTTTTTCATTATCAATATACAATAAAAAAAATACCATGTAAATTCGCAACCATGTAAAATCAGTTAGTTCGGTTAGATTTATTATGAGTTAGATCGGTTAGATTTATTATCGGTTAGTTCGGTTAGTTCGGTTAGACGAAGGCTGTTTACTTTCCGCTCTTCTTGGGCTTGTTTGACGCTCTTGATCTCTTGATCCTCACCACCGTCGCAGCAATTTCTTCTGGAGATCCGTAGTTGGGAACGATGATGTCGGCCTTGGGAGCATCTGTGTCGTTGTAGTATCCTTTCTTGGATCTTCTCTCGCCCGTGGTCTCTGTCGTCAGCTCTGACACCTCTGACATTGTGTCTTCGTCAGCATCTTCTTCTTGCTCTTCTTGTCGTTCTTGCTCAATTTGAACTGCTTCTAGCTTCTGGCAAAGTTCCTCCAAATTCAGATCTTGTTTCACTGGAGGGTTCTTGTATGCGACAAGCTGTGGCGGAGGAATCTCTCTCTTCCTTGGAACTCTCTTCTCTTCATGACCAATTCTTCTCATGCGTAGAGTGCGCGGTATCATCTGCCGTTGCGGGGGCAACACAGGAGCCTGATGAAGCGGTAGCATGGGTGCCACTGGATACATCGGTTGCGCAAACTGCTGATGATGATGAAATGGCAACATAGGAGCCAGAGGCGGAGGCGGTGGGCGAAATGCTTGGACTGGTTCTGGAAACGAAAGACAAGGACGAGGGGGTGGGTTAAATTGAACTACGTGTTGTGGGCTTACCGCTTTGTTAAGTACAAGCGTCCAAAACCAAGGATGCTCATACTCAATCTTCGCCGTCTCTCCATTGGAAATCTTCGCACGAAGGCGCATTGAGTCGGGATTACGTTCGTCCCAAAACTCAAAGTGAACAAACACTTGGTAATGCTTTCCTTTGGAGTCTTCTCTCAAAATACTATCTACCTTGGACACCTTCCCAATCCTCAACCCTTCAATGACACTCTTGACAATGCCCACTTTGTTGGGATGAACAAAAGGAATCATGACGGAAGGGAAGGCACTGGAAATGGACATCCCAATCTCCTGAAAAGAGAGAGTTGATCCTTCAAACTGGTTTGCGAACTGAAAAGCCATATTATTGTTTAAAACGAAAGCACTAGAATCCACTGGGGATAGTACAGTTCTTGTTGAACAAAAAACTTTTCAATTTTTTTTTTTATTATGGATTTTTTTCATAACTAAATAAAATTGAAATCTTTTTTTTGAATTTTAATTTTCAAATTGAAAGATGTCAGAAATCTCCAGAGTTTATACAATGAATCAAGAATCAATGCGTAAGCAAACACATTTGGGAAATTTGAATATCTTTGCCTTGACAAAATGTAGTATATGTCAAAGAAGAGGACATAATAAATTAGGTTGTGTCAATTTTGAAATTCCTAGAATTGTAGAGGAATTAGTAGATAGAATATACAACTTCTTTTTAGAAAATTCTTGTACTGGACTCAAGTCTAGTTTGGATTATATTATTACCATTCCATTCAGAATCTTGAATCAAATTTGTATGTATCTAAGAATTTATGTTCACAATTTTCATAGCAAGAAATACAATATATATATCAAAATCCGAAGAATGATTTTTCAAAAATACAATCTGAAAATTGTTAAATTATCTCCTTCTATACTGACTTTATTTGAAGAAAAAAAAAGAGTTTTTGGAGTACGCAATACATTTCCAAACAATAGTACTCCTGCTTATTCATTTGATTTGTATTGTAAATCTCCTGTATTTCATGTAATGGGTTGTTATCAATATGCGTCTAATATATTATTGAAATATGGCAATCGGTTTACAAGTGAAGTAGATATTTCCTTGGAGCTGTTTACAAATCTGTTGTTTATAGATATTTTGAGATTTACATATGACTCTACGTTTTCTGTGTTATGTGCGATGATACCAGTAACATATGATGAATATGGATATCCTCAAAATTTTGGACATACAGTAAATCACTTTCGTGTATTATTAAACAATGGACAAATTTATCCTTATGGAAGATTACCTAGATATTTTCCTGAGGCATCCTATCTTGAAAATGAATTATCACCTGAAGGATTGCTTCTTTCTCAACGTTTGATTTCTATTGCTTCTTTTAATGATGAACTACCTATACCTGCTGAGTTTCATATTCAACTAAAAATGAAAACTTCTTCTGTTGCCGAAGAAAAAACAACAGAAGAAATACCTGAAAAATTAGAAGAAGAAATGATTACAAGTGAATGTGCTGAACCCAAATCATCAGGCAAAGAAACTTTGGAAGAAATACAGGAGAAAGAAGAAGAAAGAATGATTGTTGAATGTCCTATTTGTTATCATCAAATTGTGGAAGAAAATATAATTACAATCAACTCTTGTCATCACTATTGTATTGATTGTATGGTTTCTTATCTTCATTCCGCAAAATTGAAAGAACCAACTTGTGCCATGTGTAGAGATAAAATATTACATTTTCAAACAGGTGAAAGAAATATAGAATTACTGAAAAGTCAATTTTCATTCAACGAAACCAAATCTACTCTTTGAAATGGATCCATTAAATCTTCAATAAAAGGATTTAGTTTTAAAGGGTCTTGTAATTTTAATGGAACAAAAAAATGTATAAGCCAATTTTTGGATAATTTATTCGCATTCTCTATTTCCATATGAAACATTTGGTCTATAACAGAAAAAGAGGACTTTAATAATAATATTTCTTTTACTAATTTTTTTTTCAAATCAAACAAACTTTTCAATTGAAGTTTTTGTTTGATACAAATATTATTTTCTTTTTTTATCATTTCATTAATATGTCTTATTTCATTTTTTACATTTTTTAATTCTGTCAATGATTTTTTTTTACAATCTTCTATTCTTTTGATTACTGAAAATATATTCGTATTATAAATAATTGGATACATATATCGTATGTGTCTTGGTATAATAAACTGATTTGTTTCTTTTATCTCTTCTACTTTTTTTTCAACATCGGACATTTTTTTTTTCAATTCCAACTCCATCTCTTTATGTTTTGTCAATAAAGATGATTTCATACAGCTTTTATCTTGTTCGTTTATGTTTTTTTCCAATTCAAAATCACGAAACAACAAGATTGAGCCTGAGGTAAATTCTACTGAACTCTGTAATTTATCATATTTGTGTGCGGATGTTTTGTGTGCTTCCGCACAAGCGTCCAACTTGAAAAAATTTACTAGGGCCAATAAAAAAGAAATAATACCATTGACCGCGCATAATACATAAGAACCATATTTATACTGATATACAAAAGTAGTTAATATAGTAGCTATCGTAGATAAAAATATCGCAGGCATCATTAGATAATTTAATCTTTTTTCACATTCGTATTTGGATTCCATATAAATAATCTTTTGTCCTTTCAAATAAGAAGCCAAGATATCCAAGGAAGATGAATATGTATAATTGATATCAAAATAATTTTTGTTTATCTTGTCTTCTACTTTTTTGAAAGTTAATTTGTTTCCAAAATCATTACAATATATTGTACAAGAATTATTTTCATCACTTTCCATACCATTTTCCATTCCGTTTTCTATTCCGTTTTCTGACATGGAACAAATATAATCTTCTTCTGTATCACTTTCATCTTTTTCTTCTTTTACACGAACAATTATATTATCCATATTATATATATGAAAGGAAAAGTTCCATGGAAAGGATGGAAAAATGAAAAACCTTCTAGAAAAGAAAGATTGAATATGTACAACAACTGCGGAAGGAAATGTTTTTTAGGTTCAAGAAAAAGTTTTGTTATTTGTAAAAAAAATACGTGTAATGTTAGTAAAAAAGGAGTTTGGGCTGCTTATGTCCGCGCTAGACAATATAGTTCTCGTGGATCTAAATATAGACGAATCGCAAAAAAGGCAAAACATATGTTGACTAGAAAAAACATAAAATAAAATTGAAATGTTATTTACCTAATTTATTATTTATATATAAAATGGAAAACTACTTACCTTTGTCAATTCTCAATGTTACACAAGAAAACGACTATGGACAATTTGTAGATATAGAACAAACCATTAAATATGTGAGTCCTGAGAATGATTTGACCGTTATGTATACGATTGCTTCTTTGTCTGTTTTTCAAATATTTGCTGTCTATTTATTGTTCCAATATATTTATGCGTAAATCTTTTTCGGATATATACAAATTGTTGGGTTGAACTTTTTGTGAATATACTTTATCCAATGTTTTTTTTATGCTTTTTTGTTCCGCAATGATTTTCTTCAAATACAATTCTTCCATTATTTTTTCTAGTAATCTTTTTCCATGAGTATATCCATTACTACACTCATTCCATAATTGAATAACATATTCTCTTGTTTCTTTTATATAAAGGATTAACTTATGTTCTGTTAAACTTGAGTGAATTCTTTTTTCTTTTACATCTATTATATTTTCCAATATCTCTTCTAACTTTTTTTGAATATCCATAGACCTTTTTATGGACCTTTTTAAATGTGAAGCATATTCATAAAATAAATAATTTTCTACACAATCATTGGCTTCATGGTCATAATCATGTATTGTGATATCTTCAAAAGAGGATACATGAGAAGGTATTTCTTTTTTTCCTGTGAATGTCAATATAAAACTTTTCAAGTCTTTTTCATATCTTTTTTTAGTGGATTTACTCATGTGATGAAATTTGTTTTCAAATAAATATTTGTCATGATATAAATTATCCATAGGTGGAAATACTTTATTTTCATCAGAAGATAATTCTTTCAACATATGTAAACAAACATTGTTTTTGGATTTGTTGTCTTTACTCTTTAGTATATCTATCAAAACATATACAATATGAAATATTTTGATATAAAATTTTGATATATTTAAACAACTTTTATCATATTCTATTTGTTTTATTTTTGATATCTTTTTTATGGTTTCTGTATCTAACTCTGCTTGTAATTTTGTAGAAAGAATTAATAACATATTGTCTAAATCATCTTTATCTATCATATTGTTTTGGTGTTCTTCTGATATATACTGAAACATCTTTTTATCCAATTCTTTTACTAAGTCTTTTTTTATTTTATTCATAACAATTATCTATAAAATAAAATTGAATTAAAACTATTTAATATGAATTATAAGAAATGAATAATACTAAGAAAATTAAATCTAAAGAGATGAACAAGAAATTATTGTGGAATATTGTTGACAATGACTTTGAAGAAAAAAAAGACCCTTTAGAATGTATTTATAGAAAAGATGGAGAAAGAACCATTTGTGATACTTGTCAATTCAAATTATCTTTTTCGGATGAAGGTTTTTTAACTTGTACAAATATCAAATGTGGAATTATCTACAAAGATATGATTGACCAAAGTGCTGAATGGAGATTTTATGGGGCAGATGACAATCATAATAGTGATCCTACACGATGTGGTATGCCAATTAACCCTTTGTTAGAACAATCTTCTTACGGCTGTAAAGTTTTGTGTAATGGAAATACCAGTTATGAAATGAGAAAAATTAGAAGATATACCGAATGGCAGTCTATGCCTTATAAGGAAAAAGCACAATATGATGACTTTCAACGAATCAATATCATGGCACAAAATTCTGGTATTTCCAAATTTATTATTGATGATGCTATCCGATATCATAAAAAAATTACCGAGTATGAACAAACTTTTCGTGGAGATAACAAAGATGGATTGATTGCCGCTTCTATTTATATTGCTTGTCGTATCAATGACAATCCAAGAACTGCCAAAGAACTAGCCGTTATCTTTCATTTGGATGTTCCGAGTGCTACACGTGGGTGTAAAAACGCACAAATTATTATCAATCATCTTGAGAAAGAATTTGAAAACCAAGACAAAACGACTTTTTGTAAAACAAAACCGGAAGCATTTATTGAAAGATATTGTTCTAAACTAAATATCAATTTGGAATTAACAAAACTTTGTTTGTTTATTTCTATCAAAATAGAAAAACAAAATATTATGCCTGAGAATAATCCTCATTCTATTGCTGCTGGAATTATTTACTTTGTTTCGCAAATATTCAAATTGAATATCTCTAAAAAGGATGTTAAAAACATGAGTGAAATTAGTGAAGTTACTATCAACAAGTGCTTCAAAAAATTAGAAAAAATACAGAGTGATTTAATACCACAGAAAATATTGAATAAATATAATATTGTTCTATAGTATTGTCGTAAAAGATTTTATTTTTTTGGATTTTCTATGTTTTTTATTTTTTATTATTTTTTTGGATTTTCTTATTTTTTTTTGTTTTTTTAGTTTTTTGGATTTTTTGCGCTTGTTATGTTTTTTTGTTTTATTGTATTTTCCTCCCCTAAAGAAGCTTGAGGAGGAGGTGCTGGAGGAGGAACTGGTTCCGGACATTGGTACGGCACTATCATGTATTGTATGAATTGTAGTAGGACTTGTACGAGCTTTTTTTATTGCTGGACTTTCTCTTGGAAGACTGATTGGACTTTCATATCGTATTCTTTTTTTACCAAGAATTCTAAGGCGTTCCTCTATCAAATTATGTTCTTGCTCATATTTTACTCTTTGCTCATCAGATAGATCAGACCTTAATTTCGTATATAAGTTACTCCGTCTTTCTCTTAATGCCATGGTTAATTTATTAACTGCTGTCTCTGTTTTTTCATCATCATCACCACTAATAGCATCGTTAACATCTTTCACAAGTTCTTTAAAATTGACTATATTAATTCTTGGAGAACTACTACTTTCTAATCTTTCTTTACTTTCTGTAAATACTTGATCAACTACCATTGGTCCAGTTCGTAGTGCTTTTTCAGTTTGTACTGATGATAAGCGAGAATCGTTGGGTAGCGTTTTCACCATTTCATCAAAGCCATCATCAGCATCATCATCAGCAGCAGTAGCAGCAGCAGTAGCAGCAGCAGTAGCAGCAGCAGGACCTTTGCGTATTTCTACCCCTCCAAATGGCGTAGAATCTAAAAGTCCTGATTTTGGTGATGAACGTGGTGAAAATGCTTGTAAAGATTCTGACTTGAGTTTTTTTACTACTGGTCTTTCTGCTACTGCTGATGATGATGATGATTCAGCTGATTTTGGTAGTTGTGCTTCTGGTTCTGCTGCTGATCGGGATGCTCGGGATACTGCTGATGATGATTCTTCTGATTCTTCTGGTCCTGCTGCTACTGCTGCTCGGGATGCTCGGGATGCTGCTGATGATGATTCTTCTGATTCTTCTGGTCCTGCTGCTGCTACTGCTGCTCGGGATGCTCGGGATACTGATGATGATGATTTTGGTAGTTCTGCTGCTGGTCCTGCTGCTACTGCTGCTGGTTCTGCTGCTCGGGATGCTGCTGGTTCTGCTGCTGGTTTTGCTGGTGGTTCTGCTGCTGGTTTTGCTGGTGGTTCTGCTGCTGGTTTTGCTGGTGGTTCTGCTGCTGGTTTTGCTGGTGGTTCTGCTGCTGGTTTTGCTGGTCCTGTTAAAAATTTTGGTAGTGGTGCTGTTCGGTTTGAATTTGATGGTTGGTCTAAACGATTAAAAGTAAATTTTAATCGTTTATCTGTTATGGCTTTTTGGGCTTGTTGGGCTTGTTGGGCTTCTTTTTCTTGTTTTTTTGCTTTATCTAGTTCTAATTGTGTTTCTTGTGATATATTTAAACTTTTTAATAAACTTGAGTTTGTTATTGCTTCTTTTGTTCCTGGTATTGCTTGTGCTCCTCCTGGTGGTCTTTGTCTAGATTGACTCTGTGTTAATTGTCTCTGTGTTAATTGTCTCTGTGTTAATTGTCTCTGTCTTAATTGTCTCTGTGTTAATTGTCTCTGTCTTAATTCCCTTCTATCATTTTCTACAGCATCAACATTACTACCTAAATAATGATGTTCCCGTGCTCCTTCATTTATATATGCTAACTCCGCATCTAAAGCTAATTGGTCTCCATCACCATTTCCACCATCAACTCTATTATTATTAATCGGTCTGTTAAAATTATTTTTTCTGCGAAACGAATCTACCTCAACTTCTGAGTCAAGAGGAATTAATTTATCTTTGCCATCTATACTTTTTATTATAAATCCATATTTTCCAAATATATATATTGGAATATATATATTAAACTCATCACAATCATTATATTTATTATCTAAACCATCAACATTTTCTTGTACATTTAACTGATAACCCTCTCCTTCTACTAAAGTTGTTATTTTTGGTGGAGGAGTTATCATTTCTTTTATTTCTTCTATTTGTACTTTATTATATTTATATATTTCATTATTTTTTTTAACAATTTTACTTTGAATATCTTGTTTTTCAGTAATTTTTGCTTTTATTACTAGTTCTGCCTCTTTTATTTCTCTTCTCTTTGCCTCTTTTGGCAATTGTGCCTTTAACCTTTCTTTTACTACCAATTCTGCCTCTAACTCTTCTAAGTGATTTTTTAATTCATCTATATATTCTAGTTCTACCTTATATTTGCGAACACTAATATATAATAGATTAAAAACTTCTAATTGTTCAACATCTGTAACATCAATTTCATCAAAGAGTTGCTTGTATTTCCTTAGATTTATATCTTGTATTCCAAAACGCCTTCTTTCGTCATTTAATATCAAATTTAAATAATCCCTTTTTTCTCGTAGTTCCTCACTGAGGTCAGTATCAATATCCATATTAGCAGCAGCCGCAGCAGCATCCTGAGCAGCAGCAACCTGAGCAGCAGCAACCTGAGCAGCAGCATCCTGAGCAGCAGCAACCTGAGCAGCAGCATCAGTAACCATAGGATCGGTACTACCACCTTTTCTTCTTTTACTACCTTTTCTTCTTTTACTACCTTTTCTTGTTTTATTACCACCAATTGTACCAGTTGTAGTTGTAGGTGTAGCAAATCTAATTTTTTGGCCTGTTAAAAATGGAGATATTAAATGCCATATTTTTTGAACTATTTCTCTTATTGAATCTGTCTTATCATCATCGCTTGTGTCTGTATTGTTTATTATTGACATAATAATTTGAATTAAAATATTAAAAAGTTGTTGAAAATATGTTTGGTCACTATATATTTTTTTTTTTCCTTTTGAAGAAGTAACAATATATATCAAGTCTTTAATAGTGATACTAGGAATTGATATGTCATCTATTTTAATTACATTTCTCATTTGTTTACAAAATTGAATCATATTGTGTTTAATTACGTCATGAAGAGGAAAATATCCAGAAATTCCGTTATTGTAGTATGCTTCCTCAGCAGCTGCTGCATCAGTAGCAGTCGGTATAGCAAGAAAAGCATCTCTATTAGTATCTTCTCTATTTAATACATCTCGTGTATTTTCTATAAATATTCTTGCTAGTTCTTGAAAATCTAGTTTTTTATTAATATTTATTTGAGTAATATCAACCATTTTAAACCAATAATCACCTAATCTATATATTTTCATATGATTATAAACTGTTCTATGTTGTGGATTGTCATTTAATAAATTTTCTAATTTTTTAAAACTTCCTTTTATTGAATCAAAGTATATTGCTATATTTTTATAAGTTTCAAATTTAAATAAATATTTATAAATTGCTATGTTGTTAGTAACAGGTGGTCCGCCATGTGGAGTGTAAGTATTTTGAACGCATTGGTTTCCAAAATAAATTAAAACTGCTTCACTAAGAAATACTGTTTTCGGATGTGTACTCGCACTTGCCGCGTCATTAAATGTTACAGGTGTAATATAAAAAGTACTCGTTTTTATAGATAATAATGGAACGTCTTTATTTGTTAATGTTAAATGAGAATGTAAAGGAAGATCACAACAACAACCCGCATATCTAGGTATTATTGGATGAGAATTAATATAATAATCAATTCGGTTAGGATTGCTTATATCAAATGTTAACTTAGCAAAAGCCTGTAATAAACTGTTGAATGGCATAACTATATTACCATCTTTATCGCCAACTACTGATTTTAAATTAATTAATAATTTTTTTTCACATTTTTCTTTAAATGTATTTATTGTTAAATTAAATACTATACATCTATCAGAATTTACTAAACCAGTTAATAAAAATTCTTCAACATCTTCATAAGTATAGTTTGAAAGAAAATAAAATATTTTTTTTTCTGTATCATTAAATGAAACTAAAAGTTTGTCTCTCAAAAAATTTGATAATTTTGTATTAACCTCTCCGGCAGGAGTTCCTGGTATAGCCATACTTTGATTTATTTGAAAATTCTTCGCAGTATGTTTAATAGAAGGTAAATTAGTAGGAGGATCTGTACCAACATTACAAAAGTTTTTATTAAAAGTATCATCTATTGTTTTTAATAAATCATATAATCCTCTATTTGTACCTCTTGCCTTTTTAATTAAATTATATATCATTATTAATCTATAAACATGGTTTGCTCCATTGTCATGACATAATGGGTCTAAATTAGCTATAATTAACGAATCTTTAAGATGATTATTTTTATGATGATCATGTAAATAACTTACTGTACTTAATAAGTTATACATATTATCATCAATAATATTATCCAAAGGGTAAATGTTAACTTTATCTTTATATATTTCTTTAATATGAACTATATAATTTTTTAATAAATAATAAAATAAATGAACAAAATCTTGCATTTGTTTTAAACGATATTGAGCAGTAAGCAATGTAGTATCGTAAATGAGATCAAATAATCTAAATAATGGTCCGTGTGAAGCTCTATCAATAAGTGGTACTCCTACTTGAAATAACAAATCATTTTGGGCTTGAGTATTAGTTACTTTTCTTTTACAAATTAAATTATAAATAAAAACTAAATATACTACATTTGATGAATCAAATAAATAAGGAACTACTCCAAGATTATTGCTTAAAGTAAACTGGTTTCTAAACTCGGGTGTAGCTTTTTTTTCTAATGTAACTGTTAATTCACCATATGAATTATAATATTTTCCTGCTATTTTTACAGCCGCGTTATCTCCTGTTTCAAAAAAAGGTCTCATAGGTAAATGTCGGCATGATGTTTCTGGGGCTTCAGTAGGTAAACACTCCCTATATGATCTTATATTTGTTATTACATCATCAACGCTTTCTACATCAAATCTACGACAAATATCTGTATCTGTATAACGATTATTAAGATTCTGAGTATTTATCTCATCAACAATAGCATATAATTGTCCAACATCTAAATACTCTTTTCCTGAAGAAGAAACTATAAAACAATCTATAATATTATTTATCATTTCTTTTATTTGTCTAGTGTTTGTACCTGTAGCAGTTGTATCATACAAATTTGCGTTTAAACTAATTTGATGTAATATTTTTTCTAGGTAAGATAAACATATTAATATATTTATATCCATTTCTTTTACTTGTGGTAAAGCTAACGTTGCCCGATTTGCGGAATCATCATCTTTATCATCGTTTGTTGCTGTTTGATTTGCTTTTGGTGGAAAAACACTATTAAGATCAAAATGGACTGTTATCTCCTCTTTGTCCCATTTTGTTTCATTTGGCTTGTGTTTACATATACGAAAAGAATGATTTGGTATAAACTTGAAATAATAAAATTCACGACCTTGAACTGCATGTTTATACCCGCCAGCGTTAAGTATTTCAGTAAATTTTTCTGATAATTTATATATTCCTAATGAAAAAGTTCTTATACTTTCTTTTCTAACTTTTAATATTGATATTTTACTTTTTAATCCTTCATCTGAACCTGGTGCTGCTGTTACTGGTGGCGGTGGTTCTGCTGTAAAATTAAGTTTAGGTAAAATTTGAGTTATAATAGGATCTACTTTTTTTGTTTCGTCTTTAATAGATGGTTTTAATTGTCTAGGGGGTGCTGCTCCATTAATTGTTAAACCATTTATATGTATACCATCAGAAATTATTAGTGGGTCAAAACCAGCACCGTAAGGGCAAGGAACAGAGGGTGGGGGACAATTATTAGTATCATCAATTATATAATCAGGATTACTTGTTGTACCCTCTATGATATGCATTCTAAAAAAACTATCTCCTCCATCACCAGTTGTTGTACCAGCTACTGGTCCAATTGTTTGTTCAAGTTGATTTACAGGATATATCCCTGCCATATTATATATAAGAGAATAATATCTTTATAATATATGAAAAATAAAACCATGAAAAATAAAAAATTCATGAATCAAGACAAAATAATTTTACTTTTTATTGAACTGTTAAACATGATCAAAATATATCATTGGCAAACTTCTAATTATGCGACTCATAAAGCAACAGACCAATTATATGAAGAATTAAATAACAATATTGATAAATATGTAGAAATTATGTTAGGAAAACTTCCTTCACGACCTAATCTTTCTTCTAAAAATATTCTTTTACGTAGTTTTACAAATGTATCTTCTTTTTTGAAACAAATAGAAAAATACAAAAAATATTTTATTCAATTAAAATATTCTCATGAACATAGTGATTTGTCCAATATTCGTGATGAAATCTTAGGAAATTTAAATCAATTTACTTATTTATTATCTTTTAAATAAAATATTTTTTAAAAATTCATTGAAAGAAATTGGGTTGGGTGAAATAGGTGGATTTGTAGGTAGATTGAACCATTCACTTAATTTTGTATTTATATAATTTTTCTGAATTGTTCTTTCAAAAAATTTGTAAGGATATAAATTCAAAGGATATTTAGCTTGAGAATCAAAACAATAACCTAATCCAAATCCATGCCCTCCTTTTGGATATAATTGTCTATAAATAGGTATGTTGTTTTTTAATAAGTTTTGACAATAAACATTACCTATTGACAATGGAATAAAAGGATCATCGGATGAACTTACAAAATAGGTGGGTGGATAATTGCGTGTTATCATAGACATAGTACCTGAGCTTGTTAATGGATCACTTACTCCATCTTTGAATAATTTACTTGAGTACAATAAAGTCAATGGATATATACAGTTGTGCGGAGAAATAGAATCTAGAAATACAGGTATTGGTTTTTTTTGTGGAATTGTAAGATCTACCACAGAATACATTAATAATAAAAAATCTATTTGTTGATTGGGTCTAGCTTGAGGATAATTTCCATCAGAATATTTATTGATAAAATTCATAAAATTTGTGGATGGAAAAGGTAAATTAATATTATTATGTGTTTCATTTACTATGAAATTTATATCTCTCATGATATCATAATTATATGTAATAATAGACGCATAGACAGATACTGTATTTCCACCCGCTGAAAATCCATTCAACCCTAATTTACCAAATGGATAAGCTTGTTTTACTATTTTTACCATATTGTCTAGGTCATATAATAAAAGAAAAGGATAAGCATTCATGTTGTAATAATTTGTAATATCGTATGGATGACTCTCTTTATTATCTAATATAGGTGTACGATAAAATAATACATAAATATTTACATTTTGTGTTTTCCAATACTCAACCGCATTGCTTATTTCTGGTTCTATTACTAACGTTTTCCATCCACCACCACAAACAATAATTACACAGTTGTCTGTATCTATATTTGCTTTTATAAATGTATAAGTTGGAACATTCACCGATGTAGCGGTAGTAACATTTTTGAATTGAAAGTTATTGTTGTAATCATATGATTGTTTGTAAATGGATGTTAAATTTGTATCATTCATATTTCCAGGTGGAATAGTATGGTTATATGATCCTATGGTTGTCATAATATAATAAATAGAATATATCTTAAATTATTATCTTTCAAATAGTATGGAAGATGAAATAATTGTAGAAGATAAAACATACAAAGTTTTTTATTATATTATGTTTTTTATTGCTTTACTTATTTTTATTGTTCTTTTGTTTTTTGCTCTTGCTTACTTTTTTCCAAATTCTATCTTCAAAAAAATATTGTTGAAAATAATGGGTCCACCTACTCAAAGTGAAAAGATTGCTGCTGTCAAAAAAAAAATAGCTTCAAAACAATCTTCTTCTAGTTCTTCTAGTACTTCTTCTAGTTCTTCTTCTTCTAATACAGCCAATACAACGAGTAGTCAACAAAATATAACATCCTCTTCTAATACAATCGTTCCTTTAGATGAAGCTGTCAATAACTACAAAACAGAACAAAATTATATCAATATTCATATGATGCCACCACCTGAAGAGGTAAATGCTGTTACACATAAAAAGGGTTGGTGTTTGATTGGTAATGAAAAAGGATACAATAGTTGTGTAAAAGTAGGCTATAATGATTATTGTATGTCAGGAGATATTTATCCTACCAAAGATATTTGTTTGAATCCTTCCTTGAGATTATAATAAAATTGAAATAGTTTTATTATAAGAAGAAGTTTAACACTCTTGTAAAATTGCCAAAATGGAAGATCAAATGACAAAGATGTTGTTTATTATTGCGAAAAATGTAGAAAATTATAATTATTCTGTAAATAAAAAAGTTACGTATTATGAGAAAAATAAAGAGAAAATACTTGAGAAATATTATTCCAACAAAGAAGAAAGACTAAAATATCAGATAGAATACAACTTAGAACACAAAGACGAGTTAAAAGAAAGAAACAAAGAGTATTATTTAAAACATCGTGAAAAAATGATTGATAAAGCGAATCGTTATAAAGAAAATAACAAAGATAAATTGTGTGAAAAATTAACTTGTAAATGTGGAGGAAAGTTTTTATTTGTTGGAAAGTCCAAACATCTACTTACTCAAAAACACATAAATTTTATGAAAAAAAATGGGTTAGATGAATATGATTTATTAGAGCCGGTTAGAAATAATTAATGATTAGACCATGCGGATTGAACAGGAAAATCGTGGAGTAAGTTACTTTTTTTTGGTATGTGTGATAGATATTGTGAAGAGATTTGGTTAGGTAAATCATCAAAACACCCCACTATTTTGTTTATTTTTCTACTTCCCGCAACAGCTCTTGTTGCGGGTGTTGCTACATATTTGTCTAGTTCTACAAGCTCTTCATCTTCTTCTTCTTCTTCTTCTTCTTGAACTTCTTCGCATGGAAATTGATGAATTTGTTTTGTCATGTATTGTTTACACGCGGATAGTTCTTCTGCGAATTGCTGTTTCATTTTTTCCTCGTGTCTTTCGTAGCCCTTGACGACATGATCCAGATGATTTGTTACATATTTCATGTTTGCTGTCATTTCTTCTTTGAATTTTCTTTCCATTTCCACCAGTTCTTGCTTCAACGTTTCTTCGCGTGCTTCATATCCTTTGACTATTTTTTCTATCGCCCGTGTGTAACTGCCTTCCATTGCCTTGAGACATTTCATTTGTTGCCTATCATCCAAACAATAATCATCTGGACAGGCAAGAACATCCAACTGCATTTGGAAATGCTGCTCTTGAATCGTCAACTGTTGCTTGAGTAAATACACTTCGTATTGTGCTGAGGCAAGTTCTTGTTGTTGTTTTAGCTCTTCGTCTTCCATGAAATCAACCATTGCCTGTAGCCGTAGATTGTCCTTCTCCAAATCTCTTTCTTTCAACATTCTGTTCTCTTGTCTGAGTTCTTCGTTCTCCTTCTTCAGTTTTTCCAATTCTTCTCTTGGATCGTAGGGGAAGTCGTCTTTGACCAATGTTCTTTCCATTGAGAAGAGGTTGTCTTCCAAATCCAATTTTATCTTTCTCCCATGTGCTGTGTCTTTCTTCTTTGAGAGATTCTCCGAAATGGACCAGAATGACGTGCCATGATACCAAAGTTTTGCTCTTTGCTCCGTCATCAACAACATTTGAAAATCATACGCCTCTTGCGTATTGTAATATTCTTCAAAATGAACAAATGCTTCTCTCTCCGACCCTCGCAAAGATTTCCATTCACTTTGAACGAAATCCACATGACTTACCTTACCAATATCTAAATTGTGAAATATTCGCAGGAAAGTATCCAAGCAAACATCATCCTTGATGAAAGGAATGTAAAGACTCAACGATTGATTCAATGAAAACGACATTTCGCAACAATAACTTTATGGTACATTTTTCTTTGTCAAAAAAAGATTTCAATTTTTTTTTAGATTTCAATTTTTTTCTTTTTTGTTTATATTATGAACAATCCAAATCATTTAGTAAAAAATGCTTCTCCAACATTTTTACAAAAAATAAAATTATTTTTGAACGCAAAATCTGGAACATTAATTATTGCGATGATCGCATTATGTGTGGGCTTTTCTTTTAAAGAGCTGGTTTCTACTTTTGTATCTGCTGTAGTAGAACCTCTTATTGTCATGATAATTTATATGACAGGTTTAGAAAAAATATATGATTTCAAGCGTTTTCTCACTGTTCAAAACAATACATTGAATTTAACAAAATTTATTCAAACATTGATTACATTTATTATTATTCTTATTGTTGTTTATTATTTATATAACGGGATTACATCATAAGGAATTATTACAAATTTCTTTGATATAAGTAGTTAACTTTTTTTTTATTTTGTATTTTTCATCATGAATCAAAGATATTTTTATAAGAATGTTTGTTGACAATTCTTCTAGATTATTTGTTTTGTTTTCTGATTCTTTTTCTTTTTTCCATTCAAAATAAACATGAATTAATTTATTTTGAATTTGTTTTATCATCGTTTTGATTATTTCTATAGTAATTGCTTTCCATTCTGTGGAATAAATATACAATTCTTGTCTTTCTCTACAATAATAAAAAGGAGGAAAATTACTCTTTGATTTGATTTGGTTTACAATTAACTGAATGATTAATAGCACTAAAGAAGTATCCGCGATCTTACTTATAAATTCTATATTTATGTTTTGTATACATAATTTTAATAAATCAAATATATTTTCTTCTAATTTGTATGTTTGATTCAATTTTTCTAATGTATTTACTTTTTTTACTTTGATAGTATTTAAAATATTTTTTATTTCTTTGTTTTCTTTTTCCAATTTATCTACTTTTATACATAACGAAACAATCATTTTTGTAATCTCTTTGCTTGAGTATTGTATTTCTTCTTTTTTGTTGTGAACAATATCACATACCAATTGATGTGTATTGTATTTTTCTTGAGATGTATATTCCTTTTTACAAAAAGGACAAATAACCTTTGGCATTTTTATTTCTTATTATTATTATTTTTTTATTCAATTTTAAATATTCTTTCTTTATATATGGATTATATTGAGGATGAATATATATTGACACCTTTTGTAGATTGCGAAGAATTATTGACACCTTTTGTGGGAATATATTCAGATAACATATATTCAGATGAATTGAAAAAAAAAGAAATAAATTTTCATCATTGTAAATCTTGTGATTTTGCCAATACCAACAATGTTTACAACCGATTACAAATTCAAAAAAGAATACAAAATGTAGTTCGTGTTCCTTCTTCTTTGTATCAAGACAACTTAAGTGCCTTGAATGTATATGAAAAACCTATCTATATCAATCAAACCAACCAAAATCAAAGCAGTGATAGATTACATTATCACAAACAAAACGTGGTGATTCCTTCTCATTGTAACACAACAAAATATACTCGTACCAATTGTCGTCCTGGGGCTGGTTCTCCTGGTGGAGTGGGTGTAGATATCAAACACAATTCGTATGCTCGTTATTTGAATCGTATCAAAGGAAAAGGACCTTATCGTAGAGGTGTCATACCAAAAGAACAATTTTTACCTTATGTTCCTTTTGATTTAGCAAAACCTGTTTATGGAGATAAATTTGTCAAATTAAATATTATTGATCGTTGTAATTGTTTATCTTAACTATATATATGAATCGGTTTTTTTCATTTTCTAAACAACGAACAAATATAAATAGAGTTGTTCCAACTAGACAACCTATTGTTCGTAGACCTGTTGTTCGTAGACCTGCGAGTAGTTTTCAAAAAAATTTAATTGATCGTTTGAGGAACCCCGCTTCTTGTGGTTGTGGAAAATAATCTTGTTTCTATATATGAACTACAATGCTCCCTTACCTTCTTATCCTTCCAACTTGTTAAATAAATCTACTTCTTTTTATTCTTTGTTTCAAATAGCTCCCTTGGCATACAATAAAAAATTCAACAATTGTAAAAATTCATTGTGTTTTACATGGGGGCATAATTATATTTATAAACCTCATTCAGGTTATGGAAGTGTTGGAACAACTGCCGCTGGATCTTTAGCACAAAAAAGAAGATTGTAATTTATGTTCTTTAAAAACACTTCTAATTTCAATAGTCCTTGACAAATATGTTCTGCTGTTTTTTTATTGATCTTTTCCAAATTTGATTTTTTTGTATTGATATCTACTTGAAAATCAAACAATTCTGAATATTGTTTTTCTATGGATTCTATCTTAAGTTGTGAATATCCACGACCTAAATAATTCAACAAAGACAATAATTCTGCTTGAGATATCTCTTTCATTCGTTGTTGGATTTGGTTATGGAAATTGGTTGTTTTTATTTTTTGTAAGTCTTCTTCTTTCATCAAAAGTATCTTTTCTATACTATCATAACCTAGATCTATCAACTTTTCTATATAATTTGATCCCAATCTTGTAATTTTTAATCCCTTGAAAAAATAGACAATCTCTTTCAGTATAAATTGTTTGTTTCCTTCTTTGTTTTTTAACTTTAATTCTACATGATTACTGTCCCATTCATATTCTTCTTCTGGAAACAAGGGAGTGGTAGATTGTAAAATGGTTCTGATTACTGGAATAACATCTCCACTTCTTATTATTTCTACCTTGGTTCCCTTTCCAATTTTATTGGATTCTATATAAAATCCATTGTACCCTGATACATATTCAATATTGATGTTGTTTATCGTAATGGGTACGAGTTTGATCTTAGGCTTTAACAACCCATCTTTGCTGACATTCCATTCTACGTCTACTACTTCTGTTTCGGTGATTTGATATTCCATCTCTGTTTTGTATGCGAAAGCATGAGAAGGATTCTTGTTGGTTCTTTGATGAATAAAATTGTGATTGATGATGATTCCATCTATTTCATATATGGATTCTTCCTTTCTTTGTAACAAAATAGATTTTAATAAATCGTTTGTTAGTGTATTGGAGAAAAAGATTACTTTGTAAGGAGAATAATGGTATTGATTTCCTTTCAACCACTCCATTTGTTGAGAAGGAATGAGTATGGGTTTGATTACTTCGTAAAATACCAAATCTATATCTTCTATGTATTCCTTCTTTGGATTGAGTGAATTTACAATACTTGAAACATAATTTCTTCCTGTAGAATATTCATTCTTGTATTTTTCAAATTTGTCCTTGGAAATAATCAACTCTCCTCTCAATACAACATTTTCTACTTGAGGAATATTTATATACTTCAACAAATAAGAAATATCTTGTCCTATTTTTCCATTTCCTCTTGTATATAGTTTTTCTGTTGTGTCTTTTATGTACAACGCACTCACTCCATCCAACTTGTCTGAAATCACATATTCTCCTGTATACTTTTGAAAGAATTTTTTTAATTTTATTGGATCGTTTTTGATTTTGTTCATAGAATACATTTCATAAGGTAATTTTACTTTTTTTGTTTGAGGTAAACTTCCTGTCTCTATGACTTGAGATGGATATTTATCTTGATATGTTTCTTCTAGTAAATCATATGTATCATCATCTATAATACTTGTGTTGTTGTAATAAGTTTCTTTGGCTGTTTCTATACATAATAAAAATTCGTCTTTTGACAAAGAAAATATTTTATCTTTGTTTGATTTTATCTCCATTAATAAATCCATTGTATAATTGATTGTATTGTATTTAATATAAAATTGAAATTTATTTTTATGTAATTGAATCTTATATTAAACAGAACAAAATGCTTACCAAACAACAAATCGTTCCTACTCTCATTGAAAATAGAAATTATTTTGCGAATCATGAAATATATTATTCTTTATCTAGGTCTCAGATAAAAGAACTACGAAAAAATGTATATGAAATTAGAGAACGCTACTTTACTAGAATGATGGAAGAAAGAGATAGATACGAACGAGAAGAAAAGTCTACTGGATGGAATGCTTTGGGTGTAGCTCTTCACCAAATAGATGATTATCTAGAGAAAACGAGTCCTTGTTCAGTCATCCGAGAACAGCCTAGAGATACATCTAGATACTGTTTTACTGTATTCTTTACTATTTGTCTTGTATTGTTGATGTTGGTATTATTTTATTTTTAAATTAAAAAATGTATTTGGTTCACGATGATTATAAGAATAAATATTAGGTTGATTGAACAACAATCTTTTTGGCTTTATTTGAGAAATTCTTTTTTTTTGATTTATTTTTTGTATTAAATAATTAACATATTCTTGTTTTGTTATTGTTTTTTTAGGTTCTTCAAATTTTACTTCTTTATGGGATGGATAAAAATAACTGTTTTTTTTGGCTGGCTCATACTCACTTAATTTGCCATCTACCACTTTCAAATTCATTTTTTTTAAAATATCCTCATAAGACAATTTTTCTTCTATTATTAATTCCATAAATTAATTAAATATTATATATTTTATTATATAATGAGTTTTTTTTCTTTTCTAAATCCTTTAAAAAATGATGAAGAAGATAAAAAAGACAAAAAAAAAGAAGTGAAAGAAGCAAAAGGAGTAAAAGAAGAAGAAGAAAAGAAAATACATAAAAAACCTACGATCTCTTTGAACTCTAAAGACGAAACGGTTGATTTTAGTATTCATTACAAAAATAAAGTACTCACTGTTTATTTGTATATCAAAAAGAAAGGAGTAAAAGAAACTTGGAAAGCTAAATTAAATGAAGAAGAAATGAATAAATTACTGTATAATTTGTTTTTTATATTTAGTAATCCTGAACCTTTTCAACAAGAGTTACAAAGTGTTTATCCTGACCAACAATTAGAAAAAGTAATCAATATTAATCCAAATCCTCCTATTCATATGGAAGATGCTATAGAAAAATTAACCATGTTATTACATAAATAAAATTGATTTAAATTGTTGTTATTTTATATTGTATACAAAATGACAACCAAGCTTTCCATTCAAAACGCTCATGATCTAGATAAGAATATTGTTTTTTATGAAGAAAGCCATAAATATACTATTTTAGTAGATCCTAAATCTACTTATACCTCTGTGACCACATGGATACATGGACAATTTGAAAAATTTGACTCGGATAAAATCATTGATAAAATGATGAAAGGAAAGAACTGGAATGAAAAAAATAAATATTTTGGCATGACAAAAAAACAAATCAAAGATCAATGGTCTCAAAATGCTTTAGAGGTTTCTTCTCAAGGTACTCTTTTACATTTTTATATTGAACAATTCATGAATTTACCGATGGAAAAAATAGATTGTACCCATGAGGAATTGAAAGAATTTTATTTGTCTACTTTGCCTTTTACAGATGTTATTGTAGACAGTGTTGAATGGGGGTATTTTATGAATTATCTTGATATGTTTCCTTCTCTTATTCCTTACAGAACAGAATGGACTATCTATGATGTTGAATTGAAACTTGCCGGGTCTATTGATATGATCTATAAAAATACAGATGGAACTTTCATGATCTATGATTGGAAACGATGTAAAGAAATCACCAAAAATAACCCTTTTAATAAATATTCTATCAACCCTTGTTTAGATACAGTACCGGATACAAATTTTTGGCATTATAGCTTACAATTGAATATTTATAAATATGTACTTGAGAAAAATTATGGTCTTACTATTTCTAGTATGGTATTGGTTCAACTACATCCTACCAACAAAAACTATCTGACATTCAAAGTTCCTGACTTGAGTAATACTGTTTTGGAATTTGTCAAAGATAGACTGAAAAAATTGAAATAATTTTTATAGTATTGAATAGTTAATCAAAATGGTTTATCGTCGCAATTATCGTCATGATTCAAGACCTGGTGACAAATGGGTTTTGTTGTTTTATTTTGTGTGTCTTTTTGTGTTCATTTATTTGTGTGAAAAAACAGGAAATTATATCAAGATTTCTCGTTGTGAAAAAAAATGTCTTGGGAAATGTCATAAAAAAATTGAAAAGTATTTATGTAAGTAGAAAATGTATAAAAAATGCCAAGTCGTGATTCCATTCGTGAGCCTTTTGGCCAAAAAGATATTGTTTTAATTCTTATCTTTATTGTAGGACTTATAATCGGTCCTCTCTTCTATGGAAGTATAAATTATATGAATTGTACAAGTTATCTCAGCAAATGTTTGTATATTTGTGATGGGAGTGTTGGAAACTATACTTGTTACATGAATAGTAATTATGTCATACATTCTGAATCAAATAGCCTATGTATCCAACGTTGTCTTGAGAGATTTTAATAATTTTGTATTTTTCATAATTTCTATTAATTCTTCGTTTTTTCCTGAGGCTTTTGTGCTATCTGGCATATTTACAATATAAGCATCTACATACTTTTTGTTTTCTATATAACTTGCCACAATACGATGAGCTCCATCTAATAAAATATATTTTGATTTGTCTTTTATTATCCAAATCGCTGGAATATCTTTTTTTTCTCTTAGTTGTTTTTGATAGAATTTGACACTAGAGATATCCTTCTCTCCTCTTGGACGATCACTTAGTGGATATGCTTTTACTGCGGTGGATTGTAACCTATCTGGATTAAAATTTTCTAGCTTGTTCTTACAGTGAGACATGAGAAATTTTGTTAGCTTCGCATTAAATACATGTGTTAATGCGGCATTGTTTTTGTCCAAGAACATTTGCATAGAGACCGATGTCGCAATCGCATCTCTTAAAACTGCCATATAATCCATTTAAATTATTAAGTTATTTTAAAAATAATTAAATGAAAAAAAATTGAAATTTCTTTTTTTAATTCTTGTTTTTTACTTTGGAGAGAAAAGGGTTTAATAATTTTTTACAAATATGAATATGGAGAGCATCAACGTATTTAAGCATACTTCTCGTGGAATGAATGACGAGAACAACAAGGTAAGAGAACAGATCATCAAAAATATCATCAACAATGAAATTCCTGAAGAATATTACTTGAGTCTTGAATGGCAAACCTTGAGAGAAGGAGTGAAGAATTACTTGAGTGAATTGATTACAAAGCCCTATCAGAAGATTACGTGTCAAACAAAGGCTGGAAGAAAGTACAACTACGACTTTTGTATTGTGGTTTGCTATGATTCGGGAGAAACAGAAGAATTTCATGTGGAGTTCAAGTTCAACGCTACTTGTCTGGACAACATTCCTCAATTCGTTTCTCCGATGAAACCCAGCCAATACCTTTCTCAAAGCTACGAGAAGTTTTACTTTGATAGATATTTACCTCAATTGTCTGCTGCGTCTTCTCTTGTTACGATACCTACGGAAGAAGAATACATGAAACAAATTCACTCAAACAAACCGAAATGTATGAAATTGTATCAAGACCTCTACTATCGGGGCTGTCCTCAGTCTAGCCAGTTCTCAAACAATCCTGAGGATATCCAATTCTATTCGTTGTCTAAACAACTATCCAAAGAAAGCATACAAAAATTTATTGAGGAAACAGAGTTGAACACCGAGTTGCTTTCTCAATATTTATATGATACTCAGAAAGGTAAGATTTACATGCTTTACTCAAATGAACGCTTTGCGCTACAAATTGTAGATATGAATGATTATGTCATTGAATCTGTTGTAAAAAATCCTGAGAAATCACGTTATGAATGTACAACAAAAAATGGCAAACAAATAAATATATTGTTACGATGGAAGAATGGTAATGGTATTGCTTTCCCTGCTTTTCAAATATCTTAGATGTGTTCTTTACTTGGTTTGTTCTTTACATGTTTTTTCATATATAGGCAATACATAATTTAACTCGGTTGTATTGATTGCGTTGTTACCAAAATACAAATCTATAAATTCTATGGTTTTTTTATCTTGAAAAGAAAGTAATATTTTTTTATACAATTCTATTAATTGATCTTGAGGTAAATCTTCTTTGTATTCTATACAAATCAAATGATTTTCTATTAAATACTCTTTGGATTGTTCAATCAAACAATATTCAAAATGATATTTTCCTACTCCATAACCTCTGTTGAGAACAATCATTGGTTTGGTTATACCTTTTTTGTTTATGAAATTCTTTTTGGTTGTGTTTGAATATTTTTTTAAAATCACATTGTCTCCCATTATATCTGAACTATATATCAATCTTGTTTTTGTATCATCGTCTGTTAATATATCTTTACATTGATTCCATACTACATTACCTACACTGACCTTGAATCCTAACTCATCTAATGATTTTGAGTTTTTGTACAACTCTTTTAATTTTATTATATTTTCTTCTAATGAAAAGACAATATAATGATAAATATTACAAACAAAACGACTGTTATCTATTGTATCTCTTTTTTCTATCATGAACAAAATGGTTTCTTGTGTTGTTTCTAGATATTTTTCTTTACATTCTACTATATGTAAAATTTGATAATTCTCATAAATATGCTTTCTTGTTTTTTCGTAATACAAACAACTCAAAAAGTTTTTAGGTAATACAAAACTCAATATACCTTGTTTGTTTAATAATTTCAATGACTTGATAATAAATAGAATAAATATGTTAGGTCTTCCTTCAAAATATGGATAATATTCTTTGTTTACTTCGTCTTTTTTCATTACATAAAAGGGTGGATTGCCAATGATCAAATCATATTTTAGGTGAGTTTTCCATTCCAAATAATCTTGAGAATAAATATCTACTTTTGTATTTTGTAAAGAAAGAATAGATTCATAAATGGTATCGTTTTTTTCTATACCTACTATATTTGCTTGAGGATATCTTTCTTGTAAAGCCGTAATATATTCTCCAGATCCACAAGAAGGTTCTAAGATATGTTGAATAGAACTCATCAGAGGAATCAAATCTATGGTTTGCTTGACAAAATTAGGTGGAGTAAAATAGATTCCTTCTTTTTTTTTGTCTTCTTTGCTTATTTTATTTGTTAGGGACTTGGATACAACTGAATAGTTCATGGTATTATAATAACTATGAGTAATTACATTTTAATCAATTTTATTATAAACTTAAATATTTTTTATATAATTTGATATGTGGTTATCCATGTTGTTTTTATTTTTATTTTCTTTTTATTTTATTGACTTTGGGGGCAAATACAATAAAGAAATAGAAGATAGAATGATGGGGGAGGATAGTGAGGAAGAGGAGGAGGAAGAAGAAGAGGAGGAGGAAGAAGAAAAAGTTGTAGAAAGATACCAAAATAAATACTTGGAAAAGAGTAAGAAGATGGAAAGAAAAGAATTGTCTTTGGAACAATTACAAAAATTAAAAACGAGTTTGTTGATGGAAAGAACACCTTTGGGAAATGTATTGATGTTTTATCATAGTGAAAAAGAAAGCTTTTGTTATTATTCAGACCATAATATTCCTTATTATTTTTTAGAAGTCATTGCGAGAAGATATATTATTACATTTGATTGTGCTATTTTGTATGTGTTTTTAGAGGACGAATTAGAAAAATTAAAGGATTGTGTTGTAAAAGAGGTAGAGGTTGTTGAAAATAAAAAATCTTCTGTGTTTGCGAAATTCAAAAATTATAACAAAAACAATTCTATTTCTACGAGTAAAACTCCCTTGAAACAAACAGGTGTACAAGCCATTAACCTGAAAAGTATTCCTATCAAAGAAAAAACAAATCGTTATACTTATGAAGGGAAATTGATGAACTTTTCTTTTCTTCAAAAAGTTCAGAATAAAAAAATAGTTAGTTATGCGGATTATAAAAAGAATTTACTTGAGTAAAGATTTTTTATATTCTATATATCCATTACTCTTTGTCAAATGAAAAGAGGATTTCAAATATTGTTTTGCTATCAAATATCCTTTCCATTGTGTATCGTTTAACTGTTCTAAATAATCTTTTATGATCTCTTTTTCATGAGAATACTTATTTGATTCTTTTTCTATTTCTTCTGTTCTCTCCATTTTATTAATTATTGTTTATACTTTCAAGTTTTTTTCAATTTTATTAAAATTGAAATTATAATACTTAATAAGAAAATGTAATAAAATGTCCATCTATAGATATAACTTTTCGCCTGATATGATAGAAAAAATATTGTTCTTTTCCAAAAAGAATGAATACGAGGATCGTAAGGAGTATATGGAGAGGTGGGAATTGTGGTGTGAAGAAAACAAAGAAGAGATACAAGAAGAAGAACAACGATTGATAGATCTTGGATATACTGGAGATGTATTAACCAAGATGTACAAAAGCAGTCGTTATTATTTTCGTAAAAAAACATTAGTAAAAGTAGAACCTAAAAAGCGTAATCAATATATTTATCTTTCTAGTGATTTGTTAGAAAAAATGGATGAATATATACTTGCTAATTTGTCTGTAAAACCTAAGGATATGTTTTTACAATTCTCTGAACTATATAGTGAATTGATACAAGAAAGTATATTGGAATTAAATGAAAAAAATATATATGAACGTGAAGATATTGAATTTAAAATCAAGAAAACATTCAAAAACAGATATTTTAATCTTACTCATAAATAATGTACACGAAATATACTTATTTAACGAATCATTATTGGAATGAAATAAAAATAATAAAATACTTGAAACGAATACCTTCTTATAATGATTCTTTTTTTCTTTTTCATCATTATGAATTGAATGATTCACAATTAAAACTGATTTTTTTAAAACATCCTTCTACTTTACAACCTTTGTTTTCTTTTGTATTTCAACAAAAAAATTATTATTTTCATTTGATACATAGTTTTTTAAAGATTGTAGAGAAATTACAGCTATTAAATAAACATCATATTTGTTACATGAATCCTTATTTGTTGTCTTATTTGATAGATAATACTCAAGATATTTACTTGAGTCAATTTTCTTATTCTTTGATTGTAAATAAAATAAAAAAAACAGGAGAAATATTTTTAAAAAAGATACCCCTTTTTAAAAATATGTGTAAAGAATATCCATTGGAATTACATTTTATTTATTTTTTGCTGTTTCGTTCTTGGGATACATTAGACCCTGAGAAAATACATTCTGTTTTTTCTTTTTATTCTATTTCTGAAGATGATGAACTCTATACTTTTTATTCTTCTTTTATTAATCAACCTAAAATGAAGATTGTTTATTCTTTGTTTGAATATCATTCTACTTGGGATTTATTTATTCTTTCTAAACTTTATCTTCCTATTTTGTCTTGTTGTCCTATGAACTCATTAAACAAAGAAATGATTTCATTGTTGAAATTGAACACTTCCAATCTTCCTACACATAGAAGAAAGATACATTTAGAGAATCTTGTTTTGTCACATAAAGAGTGTTTATCGTCTTCTTCTTGATTTTCTTGCTTTTCTTGTAGGAGTATGTTCTTTGTGATGTTTTCCTGATCTATTCATTCTTCCCAACTCTTTTAACGCGTCTTTGTATTTGTAGTTTGGATTCGTTCTCTTTTTTTCATTATAGAATTTTACCGCTTCTTGCAACCACGCACTTTTTCCTCTTGCCATATATTAACAAAATATTATTTTTTCTTATATGCCTCAAATAACATTATCAATAATAAAATGATTATAAATAACAGGATTATTTTAGATATATATTTTGACTTCATATATATTATTTGTATATTATATTATGGAGTGTAGTTTGAATTATCTCAAAAACAAATCTAAAGAAATGATAGAAAGAAATAATTACAAAATAATAGAAAAAATTGTTGATGATGAATATAGATTTTATATTTGTCAGAAATCATCAACACCATGTGATAATGGTGAGAACGATATATGTGATAATGGTAGTTGTACTATATCTAGAGTATTTATTGTCTTAGGTGAATCAAGAATAGTACAAGATAGAAGTAGTCGCTCACAAAGTAAGAAAAATGATGATGATAAAGACGCATTTACTATTTCGTGGATTGGAACAGACAAAGGACATAGAGGTGAACAATTAGCATTGTTCTTATTGATATACAGTATATCTTATTGTTATCTTTTACTTCCTCATGTTAAATATTTTGTTCTTGACGACGATTCTAATCTTTCAAATAAAGTAAGTTCTATACAAAGAAATATATATGATATGGTTGGCTTTCATTACAAAGATTTAATCTCAATTCAAGACATGAAACGTGGTGTTATTATATTGAAATTATCTGGTCCAGATAAACAAGTTGGTTGTTCTCGTTTTATTGAAAGGTCTCTTGAAATAATTAATCAACCGTTAAGACAAAGATCAAGCAAATCAACCCTAACAACTAGAGAAAGAGAAAGGCAAAGGTCCAGATCTACAGAAAGGCAACAGACAGAAAAGCATCATAGGACCAGATCCAGATCTAGAGATAGACAACAGACAGAAAGACATCATAGGACCAGATCCAGATCTACAGAAAGGCAACAGACAGAAAAGCATCATAGGACCAGATCCAGATCTACAGAAAGGCAACAGACAGAAAGAAGATCTACAGAAAGGCAACATAGGTCCAGGTCTACAGAAAGAAGATCTACAGAAAAACAAAGACCCAGATCTAGATCAAGAGAAAAAGAAAGACACAAAGAAAGACATAGGCCCAGAGAATTATAAAACATAAAAAAAAATTGATATTAAAATAATGCTTATGTATTATTATAATTAAGATGGTCAAAAATCAAGTAGGTGGAAAACACAAACATCAAGCAAAGAAGAATATGGTGGATACTTCTAGAAGCAGACAATTTGTTGTCTCTACAGATCCCAATGAAATTTATGCTATTATTACAAAGAAATTTGGAAGTAATATGTTTGAAGTTCATTGTATTGACGACAAGAAAAGAAGATGTATTGTTCGTGGTAAATTTCGTGGAAGACATAAAAAATCTAACTTTGTTAATATAGGTTCATGGGTATTGATTGGTTTACGTGAATGGGAAACAGCAAAAGAAGATGAAAAAACAATTTGTGACTTGTTAGAAATTTATAGTTCTTTAGATATGGACAGATTACAAAAAACAATTTCAGCGGATTGGAGAATATTGTTGAATAATGATTTGTCTAGAGTAGAAAAAGATACTGGAAACGAAGACGATGTATTGTTTACAGAAGATGTCGGAGAACAATTTATTCCTTCTGCTCCTATTACATTAACCATTACAGAACAGGAAGAAGAAATAGATATTGGAGATATTTAAACATCTACTTCATCTCTTGATGCTTTAATAGATTCAAAGTTTAATGGAGTTAATTGATCCTTAATTTTTTTTATGATGATATTACTGTCTTCTATTAATTTGACGTATTTTCCATAGGTTTCGTTCAAATAGATTCTTCCATCTATGTTTCTGTTTTCTCTATCCAAGTTTTTTGTTTTGTGTATATCTATTCCCAATAAATAATAATCCTTTGACATATTCAACTCATTTTCCATCTGTGTTTGAATTCCTAAATATAACTCTATGGAACCTATAATACCGCAACTCAATGACAACAAACATGTTGTACCTGAAATGATATTTTGTGGTAAATAACTTTGTAATCCAACAGCCATGACTGAAGTAAACCCACTGATAATAATAACAGGAAGTCTAAAATATCTCAATATACTTTTCAAATACAAATATCTTTTCTTGTGCTCGTTTGACATAATTACACTATTTATACGTATGTCTTCTAATATTTTTTCTATGTCATCCGACCACTTTATTGACATATTTATCAAATAGACTTTTTTTTTATCAAAAATAATCATTTAAACAGTATTTTATTAGTTATATTATGAAATACTTATCGTTATTTTATTTTGTGATGGGGTGTTGTGCGTTTCATAAACGTATTCCTTTAAGAATGAATATGAACATGAACAAAAAATATCCTTACTCACAAAAATATTATAACGATGTATTAAAAAGATTAAATAGTAAAAACAAAACAATACAAACCCAAGAAATATTGAACTTTGATGAATTGAATCCTTTTGATGAATTTTTGAACGTCAAGAATAAAAAAGTTCGTATTATTATTCATCCTGTCTCCCCAGAATTTCAACCCATTCAACCACAAAGAAGAAATGTAGAACGCGTTAAGAAATCAGAGAATTTTCATATTATTGAAAATACAGGTATTACTTTTAAAGATATTGGAGGATATACCAACATCAAAGAAGAATTATACCAATGCGTGGATATCTTGACCAATCATACAAAATATTCTGCTTTTAATGTTCGTACACCTAGAGGTGTTATCTTGGAAGGTCCTCCTGGTAATGGTAAAACATTGATTGCGAAAGCATTTGCCGGAGAATCCAATACATCTTTTATCAGTGTTTCTGGAGCAGAATTTCAAGAAAAATATGTGGGTGTAGGTGCTTCTCGTATTCGTGAATTGTTCAAGTTGGCTTCTAGCAATGTCCCATGTATTATTTTTATTGATGAAATTGATGCGTTGGGAAGAAAGAGAAGTGTGGATAGTGATACAGCCTCTTCTGAACGAGATAGTACCTTGAATGAATTGTTGGTTGCTTTGGATGGATTTAAAAACAATTCGGGTATTTTTGTCATTGGTGCTACCAATCGTGTAGATCTATTGGATGGTGCTTTGATTCGTCCTGGAAGAATTGACAAGAATATATATATTGGTAATCCTGACGATGTAACACGTGAGGCAATTATTCAAATTCATATTCAAGGCAAGCCACATGATGAGAGTATTAAGATTGAGAACTTGGTAGACTTGACCAATGGATTTTCAGGTGCTCAGATTGAAAATATGTTGAATGAAGCCATGTTAACCTCACTACGTGAGAATCGGTTTTGTTTTACCATGAAAGATATTGATTTGGTCTTGAATAAAATGATTGCGGGTTGGCAACCTTTTGAACATTCCTTTTCCAATGATTTGATTCAACGTATTGCGGTTCATGAAATGGGTCATGCGGTATTAGGTATGTTTAGTAAACATCATAGTAAAGTGCGTAAGGTAATCATTAATTTGTCTTCTCCTAATAGTCCTGGCTATACATTGTTTGAAAATACGCAAAATGTTTTATTGACAAAAGAATCTTTGTTAGAACATTTGGCTATTTTATTGGCTGGAAGAATTGCCGAAGAAGTTGTCTATAATGTCTCTGTTACAACAGGAGCCATCCAAGATTTTGAAGAAGCTTTGAACTTGGCTGAAAAGATGATTCTACATTATGGCATGGGAGATAATTATATTCTTCCTAATAACAGTGAAAAATTCAAGGAATTAATTGACAATGAAATTATCTCTTTGATTGATGAAGCGCAAACATACGCAGAACATATTATTGAAGAATGTAAAGAGTTCATTGTAGAAGGAGCAAATATTTTACAGGAGAATAAAATATTAACTATTGATGAATTGAATTTACTTATGTATAATAAATATACAGAACTATTGTTTTTATAGTTCGTCATTCCTTATTAATTGTTGTTTATTCTTGTTTATTAAAGAGGTATAGGAAGGGCAGGAGCTGAATTTCCTCATCCTCCTCTCATACGTCTATTCTTTTTTGTCTGAAAAGGTTTGTACAAATTTGTTAGCCAATGCTTGAAAGATTTCTTTGAACTCTTTTTGTGCTTTCTTGAACGAAAACTTCTTTTTGCCATATATATATTTTCTTTTATTTTTTTTTCATTCAATAATATCTCTTTTACTATTTCTTGATAAAATTTACGAAATAAATGAATTTTTGATTTCAATTCATTTATTTTAAACCACTTGATCTCTTGTTTTTCAAATATAAATGTTTTCTTTATCATGTCTTTAGATAAATTGTTTTGAATACAATTTTGAGATTTGTTAAAATACTCTACTAGTTTTTCATCGTATTCCATAGGTAATAAATAGGTTCTGTAATTTAGAGATTTGTTTTTTATCTCCAAATACATCTTGTTGTTTTTTATTATTTCTTTTTTTATGTTTTTAGGATCTCCTAAAAATCCCGTGGATTCCTCCCATCCTTCTCTTATTGCGGCAGTTAGTATATCTTCTTTGGGTTCTACTCCTCCTCCAAAATCCGCCCAGCCTGGTGTATCATTGTACTTATTCTCTTTTCCAAAGAGAAAATAAATTTCATCGTTATTTATAGCAAACGGTAATATTCCTGCTCCCATAATTTATATTTTTTTTTTAATTATATATAATGAGTAAAAGATGTTTTTCGTCTTGTCGTAAAAAAACAAAATGTAATTTACCTTTGTGTAAAATGGCAAGTGGAGATGAACGAACCTTTTGTCGCTTGAATGGAAAAGAATATCGTTTGAATACTGATTGTGATATGGTTTCTAAAGATACTGGATCTATTACTATCAACAACAGATATACCAAGAAAAAACGTTCTATCAAACATTCTTCCCACAAAACACCCAGAAGTCGTAGTAGAAGCCGTAGTAGAAGTCGTAGTAAATCTCTAATCAAAAGTCGTAGTAAATCTTTGACTAGAAGTCGTAGTAGAAGCCGCAAATCTCTAACCAAAAGTCGTAGTAGAAGCCGTAGTAGATCTTTATCCAGAAGTTATCGTCCTACTATCAATCGTGATCTGAATTCATTGAAATCTATGGAAAGAGAAAAAATAGTTGCTTGTAATTTAGCTGATTTCAAGAAAAATATACATACAAAACCTTTACAGATTCGTTTAGGTGGACAATGTACTTCTGTTTTTGAAGACAACGCAAAACAATATTTATTAAAACAGTTATCTGCCAATAAACATTTGAATTTAACAAAGATGATATCTCCTAAACAAAATCGTGATAACTGTTGGTTTAACTGTATGTTTGTTGTTTTGTTCATGAGTGATAAAGGAAGACAATTTTTTCATTACTTTCGTACGTTGATGATTTTAGGTGAATTATCCAACGGAGACAGAATACCAGAAGGATTACGTAATGGTTTTGCGTTATTAAACTTCAATATTGAAACTTGTTTGATAGGAGATAAGGGAACCTTAAGACAATTAAATACCAATGATATTATTAAATATATTCATACAACGATTGGCTTTTATTCTGATTATATCTACAAAGTAGGCCATTATGGTAATCCAGTTCGTTATTACATGACCTTGGTTCAATACTTGAGTTTAAAATCTATTCGTTTTGTCAAAATAGAAGCAAGTGAAACGATTACATTTCAATCAGGATTAAGTTTACCTGTTGGTCAACGAAATAAATTGATAGATGGATTACTCGGTAAAACTCCTCATGTAGTTGTTTTGACTTTTGAAGATGATAATATGATTGTCAATAAAGTGTTGGAATTTGAGTACAATGGGATTAAATACAAACTGGATAGTTGTTGTGTTCGTGATGTGGGTAAAAATCATTATACCGCATTGTTGACATGTAATGGTCAAGACTATGGATTTGATGGAGATAGCTTGACACGTATGAAACCTTTAGCCTGGAGACATCGCTTGAACTTGAATGAGTATTATCATTTTAATAGTCCTATGCGATACAATTTTATGTTATCTTACGTCATGATGATTTATTATCGCGTTAAATAATATGAGAAGGACAAAAAGAAATAGGAATAGGAATGGAAGAACAAGAAGGAGAAAAGGAGGGGGTTGGTTTGATTCATTTTTCGGAAAACCTAAAGTTATAACCAAAGACGATGATTCTATCCTTTTTTTAGAACCTATAGGAGGAGATAAAAACAATGTTTGGTCTTCTGTATATTTACCACCTTATATCAAAACAATAGAAAGTGCTAAAAATATATGTAACAGAATAGATGATATAATCAAAGGGGTAAATACAAATGGACTTATTGTTCGTTGTAATTTTACAAAAAGAATCAAGGATAGAATTACTGAAATTCAAATGTATAATAACAATGTGAAAAAACAATTAGCTAGTTTGAAAAGCACAGATAGTTTTGATTATGATCAATTATTTAGTAATTTTAAAGAAGCTCAAATGTATATAGTTATATGTAAAATCCAGTCAGTTGAAAGAGGTGTGGGAGCAGAAGTTCTTGGAAACTTTGGAAAGGTCGCAACTTCTTTGTTGTAATAATATAATGGATAGAAGCAAATCCCGCTCACGTAAAACAAAAAGTAAATCTCAATCACGTAAAAACAAAAGCAAATCCAAAAGCAAATCCAAAACAAAAAGTTACCGTCCTACTATCAATAGAAAATTGATTGAATTAAAAACAAAAAGTGCTGAAAAAATAGAATCTTGTAAATTAGATCCTTTAGAAATAAAAATAGGAAATCATTGTCTTTCTTACTTGGATAAAAAAACAGAGAATTATTTGTTGAATCAATTGTCTGCGAACAAACATTTACACATGAGTAAAATTATTACTCCCAAACAATACTCTTCCAATTGTTGGTTTAATGTCTTGTTTGTATTGTTGTTTATCAGTGACAAGGGAAGACAATTTTTTCATTATTTTCGGAATTTAATGATCTTGGGACAAATAATTAACGGAGATAAAATACCTGATAAATTAAGAAGTGGATTTGCCTTACTCAATTATAACATTGAAGCTTGTTTAACTGGAAATAAATATGCTATGAATAAAATGAATACAAATCAAATTATTCAGTTTATTTATAAAAATCTACCCAAACAACAAAATATTTATAAAGTAGGTAATGCTGGGAACCCTTTTACCTATTACAATGCGTTGGTACAATACTTGAGTTTTCAATCCATAAGAATGGTGAAAATGACTACACAAGATAGCTTGAAATTAAAATTTTCTTCTTTTGATTTACCTCCTCATGTTATTCTTCTTCAATATCCTATTGACTCTTACTTGTATCCTCATAAAAAAGTATTGGATTTTGCTATTGGTGAATATATGTATTCATTAGATAGTGTGGCGATTATTGACAATGATAGAAATCATTTTTGTGGATTGTTGATGTGTAATGGAGAAGAGTATGGTTATGATGGCATGAGTCATAGTCGGTTGGTTAAATTAAATTGGAAATCTTTGTTAAATGTTTCTACCCATTTTTCTTTCAAAGGTTCCAAAGATATAGATGGTAAAACGATTCAATGGAATTTCATGAAAGGATATCAAATGCTAGTTTATTATCGTAAAAAATAATACATTATAGTATAATGTCTACCGTTACAAGTAAACCTATTTTCAATTATACAAAAACTCAGTGTTGGTTGAATACATTTGTTCAAGTATTTTCTAACAATGATGAATTAATGGGTCTTATTCGTGGAATAAATACGGATTTAAGTAATAACACAAATAAAACGAGTGAAAATTATACTTCTTTATTTCCTATTACTGATATGTTAGTTACTACCATAAATGAAATACGTGATCCAAGAAATACGGAGGAAGTTTATACAATTGCTAGCGCAAAAGTTGATCCTATTATCACTATACTTAATAGAGGTGTACACACTAAAAGAACTCAAGATGTAGAGGAACTATTTACTATAATGATTACTTATATTAAAAATTACGAAGAAAGTTTACTTACATCTAGACCAGACAATCCATTTCATAGTTTTTTGGAAAGAGTTTTGTTTAATAGGGTTGAATGTTTTATTACAATAAATGAAGCATACAGGTTAAATGATTTACAACAACGGATTGATGAAGAGAAATTAACCATAGATAAAGACTATGAATATCTTCTTATTTATGTTAGCAGACTAGTTGGAGGTCATGTAACAAGAACTCCTTTGTATACACAAAAAATAATTGAAGTGACTAATAGGACTACTACTAATAAACGTTCATATATTCTTACAGGTGTTGTTTGTCATCCACCTGGACATTATGTATATGCTTCTTGTTATCCCAATGGTGATTTTCAATATATTTATAATGATGATAATAAAATCAATGTTTCATTACATGAACTTACTGACATAAGACAAGAATCGTTTATTCTTGTTTACAAAAGTACAGATAAAAAACCAGATAAAGCAAAAGACAAAGCAGAATACGATGATATTCTTAGTGGAAGATATATTTCGGATACAGGTTCTACAGATTCTACTGATACACATAAACTCATTATAAAATATGAAAAAGATATTGCCAAAAAATTAATGGATACTGGAGAGAAAAAGAAAGAGAAAGAGAAGGAGAAAAAGAAAGTAAAAGATGATGATGATGATGAGGTTTTTTCTCCTCCTCTTTTTTATTTTACTATGGATACAATGAAAACAGATGAATTTGATTATTTATTTTATTTGACTTCTGAAAATCAATTCTGTGAAGCTCTTGTAAACAATGTTCCGAATCGTCAGTATTATGATTTATTTGACATGGGAGAAACATTAAAAGAAAAATTCAAACAATCCATTGAATATTCAACAGAAAAATTTGATCAAGTATATAAAAAAAATGAACAAAAACCTGTAAGTAATGATGTAAATATAGAATTGACTTTTTATAATAAACGAGATATTCTAAGTGGTAAAACCAAAAACAACATGGAACAAAAATATAATCTTTTTTATTATTCTTATAAACTAAATGAATAGTTATTATTTTTTTATTATTTTCGTGATTTTATATTTTTTCATGAAAAAAAAATATAAATATGGATTGTTTTATATTTGTGGACTTTTGTTCAACTTTCTTTTGAACTTCTTTATTAAACTTTTTGTCTTATTACCTAAACCCTATTTAGATACTTATGTTTTTCACATGAAGATTATTCAAGAAAATTATAGTATGTTTGAGTTAGGAATGCCTTCTTTGTTTTCTACTCTTCTTTTTTATTCTTTTGGATATTTTTATTTTTTATTTCCTCGTTCTTGGATTTTAAACTTCTTTGGTTGTTATCTCTTTTTTACGTTGTATTTATTTTACATGAGAAAACAATTTACTTTGTTACAAATGATTGTTGGAATTGTTATTGGATTTGTTACTTCTTACTTTACTTATTACTTTTGTAAAAAAGAAATAAAAGGAGAAATAAACGAAAACAAAAAACATGAGTTGATTATTTCACCACAAATATAAATTTTTCTTGTTTTCTTTTATTCTTTTTTGATTTTGATTTCTTTGATTTTCTTTTTGTTTTCTTCTTTCTTCTTCTTTTTCCTTCTGCTATTAAATACGTATTTGAAGTAAATCCATTCCTTTCATATAGTTTGGCGGATCCTGGTGTTGTAGCTAAACCATACAATGTTACCGGAGGTCCAAATAATTTAGCTAGTTCTTTTAATTTATCCAGTAACAATTTACCTTCTCCTCTATGCTCATCTGTCACACATACATGTTCTATTTCCATCATAGGATAATAAACCATCACACTCATGTAATGAGTAATTATTCCATCTGTTTTTTTGTATACATAGAAATGAGCTGTTTCTGATGTATGAAATATATGATCTTGAGTAAATACCCCTCTACATATTGCTGGAGATATATCTGCTACAGTAATAGGTGTTGTGTCTTCTTTTAAACCTGAAATACTTGTTACATCTTTTACAAATGTTGGATCATTGAAATAAATATAAAACATATAATATAACAATATTTAATATTGATATAACTCTTCACATAATAGAGTAATAGTCCATTCACCTCCATGTAAATCTACTTGAAATCCTTTGTCATTTGTTATTTTCAAACTAATACGAGATATATTTACTGGACCAAAATATCTTCTCTTGTTTTCTTGTAAAGAACCACCGAAATCACAATAGACATCTCCTATGTTTATACTTCCTTTTTTTATCGGTACTATAGCAAAGGAATCACTTTGATTCGGAGGTTTGTTTCTTGTATTGGTTACTTTTGAACGATTCTTACTGATCTCATTGATTGTGTAAATTTGAGCTTGAGTCAATGTTCTTGGAGAAGTTGCGGTTACTTGAGGAACTTGACTATTTACTATCTCCAACTTTTCTACATATAATAAACCATTGGTAGATCCTTCAAATTCTTGATTTAATATGGCTATATTGTTTAGTTCTTGAATACATGCTTGTTGAGTAGTTGGATTATAATATTCTGGATAAGCTAATTTACTTGGTAATTCTGTGATTGTAATCAACCCATTATTTATACGATTACAATTATAATCATCTAACGTAATGATAAAATATTTTGGTCCAAATAAATCCAATACAAAAGGTGCTGGATTACCTGCTGCTTCTATTGGAAGTAATGGTAAACGATAACCCATTATCCAGCCTAACGTATTGTCTATATATCCAATATTGAGATTATTATTGCTACAACTTATATTTTGTTTGGTGTTTGGAGTAAAAAAAAGAAAGTAAGGATTTATCTCTTGAGAAAATATTTCTCCTTCTGTTAATCCAAAGATTTCGTTCCCAGATGGATCTATTGCCTGATTGAATTGTAACTCTATTTTTCCTTGATTGTCTATTAACGTAACAAAACTAGCATCATTGTAAGGAATGAATCCGCTGGCTAATATTTGATTGTTTAATTCTACACAAAATGCTTGAGAAGTATAATTACCTATACCTATTTCTACCTTGAATGTATTGTTTTGATTTACCACTTGAAAATAATTATTATCATATTGTGTATCAATTGTATACCACGTATAAGGAATTGAAAAAGAATACAAAGAAATATTCAATACGTTTTTTAAAGGTTCTGATAAATCCAACGTATAGTCTGTTGAACTAGAAGTTACATCTGAACTTGACTGACGAAATTGACTATCCAAATTAACCAATCTTGTAATGGTATTTTCTAATGTTGGATTTAATGTATCTTGAGAATAAGGAACTTGATAATTATTTGTTATACCTAATTGTTCTCTATTCATTGGAGCATGATTGTTATTGAATACATTTATTTTTTGAACACGATCTGTTGACTTGTTATTTTGATTCATATCATTCTGTAACAAATATTCTCTGTCATACCATTCTTGTTGTTGTTGTGCTGCGGAATCATCGTTTTCATTTTGTGTTTCTTCGTTTTGTGTGTCTTGATTGTATTGATCCATCAATGTTTCAAATCCTTCTTTTTCTTGGTATTGGTCTTCTTCTTCTTCTTGATCTTCTTCTTGATCTTGAGAAAAATAATCCATTAGTTTTTGTTTCATATTCATAAAAAATTGTTTCATGTTTATATTTCTTTGAAACTTTTGTAAATAATATTGTATCTTGACCAATACATTTTCTACGGATATATCGTCTAGTTCTAAAATAGTTAATAATTCATCTTCTGTATAATTATCTATGTTAAAATCCATAAATTATATTTTATTTTCTATTTATATGAATTCTTTGGATAAACAAATACAACAAATTATAAATGTCTACAAATTAGGACATTTTGGTTTTGGTGATTATTTACGTGGTTGTTTGTTTTTATCTCAATTATGTATTCATCAAAAGAAAACTTTTTTGATGAATTATTCTGAACATCCTATAAATGAATTCTTAACTTCTATCCATGATATTGTGATTCCTGAGAATCAATTGATTTCTTATACTTCTAACAAATTTAATTATAATCATTATATTTCTTTTTTGAATAAACACAAACAAGAAACGATTTGTTTGTTGACCAATTTGTTTCCCTTGAAACCAATCCACCCAAAAGTCATCATGAATGTATTGAATCAAATACAACCCAAAGATATTTTAATTCAATCTGTACAAAAATATTTACTTGAATTAAAATTAGAGAAAAATAAATTTGTTGTTATTCATATACGTTTAGGGGATTCTATTTTAATTTCCAATGAAAAAATATCTTCTTTTGCTCTTTTGAAAATTATTGGTATTTTAAAAAAAACATTAAAATCCAATGAAAAATATCTTATACTTTCTGATAACTCTTTTGTAAAAAGAATCATTCACAAGTATTTTCCTTTTACTTGTTTTAAAAATACCAATATTACTCATCTGGGTATATCTAAAAATATACAGAGGGAATCTGTTTTAGATACACTTACTGATTTCTTTCTCATGAAACATTGTAAACATATCATTTCTTTTTCTTGTTATACACATCGTACTTCTTTTGGCGAAATGGCCTCTTTGTTGTTTTGTAAGCCTTTTACTTTTCATTCTTTGTTGAAAAAACAAATGAGTATTCAAATATAATATTTATTCTTTACAATACTATGAATTGTGTTATTTGTGGAACCATACGAAATTGTGGTAAACATTTAAAGAATGTTTTTGGAAACATGAAAAAAATAGGAACGTTGTTTAAAAATTACCATATTATTCTTTGTTATGATCAATCCAATGATGATAGTTTGAAATTGATAGAGGAGTTTATGGCGGAGAATAAGAATGTAACTCTTCATCATAACAAAGATGTTTTGTTCAAAGAACGTACTGAAAATTTGTCTAAAGCAAGAAATGCTTATTTGAAGATTATACGTGAGAAGTTTATTGATTATGATTATTTTATTGTCATGGATTGCGATAATGTTTGTTCTTCTCCTGTTAGATTGAATACATTGAAATATCATTTATCTCATGCGAATAATTGGGATGGATTGACTTTTAACAAACGTATTTATTATGATATTTGGGCGTTGGCTGTAAACCCATTTTATATTAATTGTCATTGGTTTCATGATTATCATCCATATCAGAAATACATTACAACACTTTTGAGTAACACAAATTCAAATGATTATGTGGACTGTCTATCCTCTTTTAATGGTTTTGCTATTTATAAAACTTCTTATTTTATAAATGGTAAATATAATGATAAAACAATAGAGAACTTGAAATATATACCTAAACAAAAGTATGACTATAATCTGAAATTAATGAAATACAATACGAAAAGAAATTTGATTGTTGTAGATTGTGAACATAAGTTATTTCATTACAATGCTGTATTAAAAAACAAAGCAAGGTTAAAGATTAGTCCGAATATTTTATTTTATTAAGATATACTTTTTTTGTTGTATTGTGTTGTTCTTCTTTTTCTAACAACAAAATAATCTCATTCACTTCATGAAACATTTTTATTGTGGGATCAAAATAAATATCTTCTTTATGTTCAATGGACTTTAAAAAAGATATGTTTGGTAATTTTATAAATTTTAGTACTTCATCTTCTTTCAAACTTAAATTGTATTTTAATATTTTTTTTAACTTGTATTTCTTTGAAGAATATTGGTTTAATAAATGATTTATTTCTTCTTGAGATATCTTATTTTCTTCTTTCAAATAAAAATTTATTTTTTTCTTACATTCTAGTTGTTTGTTGTTTATGAAAAAAAAACGTACATATATTTTGTTTACGTTACAACAATAATAATTCTCATACTCATCGTTTTCTTCATACAAACATGACAAATCCAAATCATTCATTTCATTAAAATAATCTTCCATACTATTATATTTTTCTTGTTTTTATGAAACCAAACATATTACCAATCTACTTCCTCTACCTCTTCTTCCTCCTCTTCTTCATCACTTGAGACATAAGAATAAAGAAAGCAACCATACTGTTTCAAATATTCTTCTTCTCCATATTCTTCTATGTATTCATCCTCAAATCTTTTCCACTTTGCCGTTAAATTTGAGAAGACTTGATGTGCTTCCTCTTGAGTAAATAATACTTCTTCTTTTTTTTCTTCTACTATTATTTCTTTCTTTTCTTCTTCCTTTGGTAAGACCTTGGCTTTCTCTAAATAATTCATGACGGGTTCTTTTGGCTTCAATGGTGTGGATGACAAACATGGGAACAATTCTTCTTTTATTATTTTTTCATCCTTTACTTTTACTTCTCTTGCTTCTCTTGCTTCTCTCACTTGATTCCTTCTTCTAGAATACACTTGAAATCCATCGTTGCTCTTTTGAGTGGAAGATAAATTGGCGAATCTTGACATTTCTTTGTATATTATTTGTATAAGTATTTATTTAATTTCAATTTTATTTTAAGTTTATAATATATGACTATTGGTGGTGGTGTTAATCCTAATTATTTGGCATCAGAAAATAAAGTTGTTGACCCTAATAACTTGGCAAAAGAAATCAAAGGTGTTGCTACTGAGGCTATGAGGGTTGTTAATAGTGGTCTAGAAGCTGGTAATAGTGCTATAAAGGTTGCTAAAGCTTCAGGTGATGTTGTAAAATCCGCGTTAGAAACCGCTACAAGCCTGATACATGATTCAACATCAACTTCTAGAGATATAATTTCTGTATTACGTGCTACATTGGAAATGACAAAAAACATGATTAATTCTCTTCCTGTTACTGACGTATTTGGACTTATAACACTTCCAATTAAATTGTTTTTTAGGTTTATGAAACGTTCTATGGATAGGAGAGATCTTAGTCATGAGAACGGATTACAAATACAAAATATGGTTTATGAAAAAACAAGAGAATCTGAAATAGAATCTTTAAGTATGAAAAAAATACTTGAAGAAGAAATAAAAAAAACACGAATGATGAAAAAAATAATTGAAGAAAGAAGAAAACAAGCAGAACAACTAAAAAATTTAACTGGTGAACAAAAGAAAGAAAGGGATGAGTTAATAGGTGTGCTTAAGGCTGCGGAAGGACTTCTAGAAGAAACAGAGAATAAAGTTGAAGAAGCAGGATATGAAGAAAAACAAAACCCAGAACAAAAACAAGATGAAATAAAACAAATACAAGAAATATTAGCACAAGAAGGAGGACGTAAAACAAAAAGGCGTAAAACAAAAAGACGTAAAACAAAAAGGCGTATCAGAAATAAAACAAAAAGACGTATCAGAAATAAAACAAAAAAACGAATTTAAACATATTTGATTATTTAAAATTAAGATGCTTGGCATGAGACTAAAAATATATGTGGAAGATGCTGAGTTGAAAGAAAAGTATCGTGTGAGTATTGAAAAACACAACAAGAAGTTTCTTGAGGATAAATATTGTGATGCTGGATTTGATTTGTTTGTGCCTGAGCTAAAATTATTGGAATGTCAAATAGTTTGTATTGATTATGGAATCAAATGTGAAGCTGTTATGGATAATCAAATTACTCATACAGATGATACTGGAGAACATATTACTTACCCTACGGGCTTTTATATGTATCCACGTTCCAGTATTTATAAAACACCCTTGAGAATGTGTAATTCAGTAGGGATTATTGATGCGGGATATCGCGGGAACTTGAAATGTTGGTTTGATGTTAGATGTAATGACAAGATAGAAAAATTTGATAGAATCAGTCAGATTTGTGCTCCTGGATTGAATCCTATTTATGTAGAACTTGTAGACAAAGAAGAAGAATTAAGTATTACCTCAAGAGGAAGTGGTGGTTTTGGATCTACTGGAAAGTAATATAATTTAATAATAATCATTTAAATAAATATTTATAGTTTTTTTTATGGAGGATAATTCAAAACTTAATACAGTTCCGCCTGCTCGTTTGGTAGATGAGGAGATTACAGACCAAAACAAAGCATTGAGTTTGTTGGTGTCCTTTATTACGGTTGCTCAAAAGAGAGGAGCCTTTACATTGGAAGAGTCCAGTAAGATTTGGGAGTGTGTTAAAGCATTTAGTGGTTAAAAATATAATACCAAGAACGTTCTAAAAAATGTCCTTCGGCTGGGTTTACGTGATGATTTACTTGAGATAATAAATTTTTATAATATTCTATATCTCTCTTCAATATTATATCTTTTCGGATGGAAAACAAACCATTCCAATAGATAGAGATAGGATTAGGATAATTCTTATCTATGTTTTCTTGAAACCAATGTATGAAGAGTTGTTGGTTGTTGTTCAAATAATTATTGTGTAAATAATAATAATTATTTTGTTTGTTCCAATCTGGAGACCAATAAGGATTTCTATTGAAATCATTATGAAAATGTATATGGGGTTGTGGAACAAGAGATTTTCCATGAGTGAAAGCTTCTTCTTTTAACTTGAGTAAATAAGTCATATTGTCCATCTTGATATTGTTTCTATCGCAATGGTCTTTTATGTTTCCTTGAGTAAATACTACAACATCTGGCAAATTGTGGTAATTTTCTATGATATAACGTAAATAAGTTTCACTTTCTCTTCCTATATTCTTGAGAAGTATTTCATTGTCTATATTTAATTTGTATCCTTTGTTGTAGATGATTTTGTTGTCATCTGTAATCCAATCAACGTTTTCGTTGTATCTTGCGACTACTATTTTGTAAGACATATTTTATAAATAAAATTGATTTTAAATATTATTTTATCTTTCTTTATAAAGAGATGGAAATGGAAATGACAATGGAAATGACAATGGAAAGAAACAAAATTCATCACATGGACTGTATCTTGGGCATGAAACAAATAGAAAGTGATTCTGTTGATCTTATTATTTGTGATCCACCTTATAATATCGGAAAAGACTTTGGAAATGATAGTGACAAACAAACTATGGAAGACTATTTGTTATGGTGTGATGAATGGATCAAAGAATGCTTGAGAATAATAAAACCTCATGGAACATTGTATATTTATGGATTCAGTGAAAATCTTGCTTTTATTAGAACCAGAATTACTTGTAATGTTAGATGGTTAGTTTGGCATTATACCAACAAAGTTACTCCTTCTCTTCATTTCTGGCAAAGAACCCATGAGAGTATTTTATGTTGTTATAAAGAAAAACCTGTCTTTAATAGAGATGATGTCAGAGAACCTTATACAGAAGAGTTTTTGAAGAATGCTGCTGGAAAAGTGAGAAAATCTACTGTGGGTAGATTTAGTAAAGGAGACAAAGAAACTGTTTATACTGCTCATGAAAAGGGAGCATTACCTAGAGATGTTATCAAAGTATCTGCTTTAGCTGGAGGAGCAGGAAAAAAAGAAAGAGTAGATCATCCAACACAAAAACCATTGTCTTTATGTGATACATTGATCAAAGCTTCTATGAACAAAGAAATAAAATCATTGATTGTGATTCCTTTTGCTGGATCTGGAAGTGAATGTGTTTCTGCGTTAAAAAATGATGTTGATTTTATTGGGTTTGAAATAAACGAAGATTATATTACTATCGCCAATCAAAGACTTGCGAGTTCTATATAATTGTATTTTGGCTTGTTTGTTATTTTTGTTCTTGCTACTATAAATGATTTTATTTCTTCTGACATTTCTATATGTATCCATAATTGAGAAGACATACTAAACACAATAGACATGTTACAACCCTCTTTTTTATTTGTATGCCATCCTACTTGTGTTCCTTTGTTTTTTCCTCTTTTTCCTATGGTTGGTTCCCATTCATAAGAGGAAGGATTTAATACATCATGATTACTTGGAATTAATAACCAATCATATTCTATTTCTTGATTTTGTTCTTCTCGTATGATGATGGAATAGTAATCAAAGTTTTTTCTTTTGTTGATCTCTTCTATGATTTGTAATGGATCTCCAACTGACTTTTCACTACAAACCGTTGTTAACCTATAAGAACTTATATCTATGAACTTTTTTTGTTTTGAGTACTTGGTAGATTTATTACTCAGTCTTCCAAAAGAAGAATCTATATCCATACCTGATAAATGACTACCGCTACTTGTTGAATGAATTTCACAATCACTATGTCTTAAAATTAACGTATTGATATCTTCCCATAAAGTTTCACTAATCGGAGTTGCCGATATCATATGATAACCTTGAACGGCCTTGTTAAACATGAGATGAAACTTTTCCATTTTGTTTGTTATTTGTATGTTATAAAAACATTTCAATTTTAAATATATTTAATAAGTTTTCAAATATATTTATATAAACGCTTCATGTTGGGATTGAACCAACGACCTTTCGGTTAACAGCCGAATGCTCTACCTACTGAGCTAATGAAGCAGTACCGAATAAGGGGATCGAACCCTTGACCTCCAGCTTAAAAGGCTGGCACTCTACCTAACTGAGTTAATCCGGTTTTGCAAGAGGTGGGATTTGAACCCACGAAACATTATGTACAAGATCTTAAGTCTTGCCCCTTTGACCGCTCGGGAACTCTTGCCCATATTATCATGATGTATATATTTAAATTGTTTTATTATATATATTATGAAGTTTTTAAGGTTTTATGATATTTATCTGATATTTATCGTTGGTATTAAGATATTATTTATTGTAGCCGCTTTAGGCTTCTTTTATTATTCGCATTTTGCCAAAACACCTAATACATTAGCTAAGAGTACTCAATTTCAAACATGGAAGGAAAGAACAGAATTTGTTTTTGTCTTGAGTATGACAATTTTATTGATGTATTTGTTTTTCCCTAGAAAAGAACCTCTTGAGATTGATCGTGAGTCTAGATTATTATTGTTTATTTATGGATGTATTTTATTAATTAATATCATCAAGAAAGTTCATAGTTATTTAGTAACCAACAAATTGATCTCTTTTTAAAACAAAAAATATCCTGTTATTAGTATCGTTGCTATGTATTGTAGTAAAGCTACAGATTTTGATGTAATACTTGAGGGAATTAAATCAGTAGATCCATTTGTTGATTCTATTCCTGCGCAATAATATAAGGCACTTAATATTTTATTATCATATACCTTTTTAGAAATATTTGGGTTTGTTAAAAAATGTTTCTCTATGTTTATCATGAGATAATAATTGATGATGGCAAAAATGATGATAGATAAAAAATGTACAAAGAAAAAACAACGTATTTCTTTTATTTCTGCTTTTTTATTCATATTATTATCTGAGATTAATAATTTTCTAGTATACTTATATTGTGAATAGCAAAATATGGATCAAATAATTCTTTGTTTTCTTGATATACCATATACCATATATTTACTTCCCATGTTATTCTTTTTTCTTTTATGAGTTCTAAACATTTCTTTTTCATTAGATCCGCAAACTGGGTAATACTTTTTTTATTTCCACCAAATACTCCACCACAGAAATACCATATTACTTCTGTATATAGATCTTTATGATAACATTCGTTTATATTCCAGCATGAAGCTATACGAACTTTATCATGTTTATTTGTCATTTTTTTTATTGTGTCGTTTAATAAGTCTTCATTGTTTATGATATGATAAATACCAAAATCTAACCAAATAAATTCTTGTTCTTGTAGTAAATTTACTTGAGATAATAATTCAATACTCATTTTAACCCATTCTGTTTTATGACATTGAATAAACATATATTCTTTTGTGTCTTTTGTTGGATTGTCTGTATTTACTTGAAAATGAATCAACTCATCTTTGTATTTGTATAAATAATTATCTTCCTTTTCAAAGAAGACAAATATTTTATTGTTTTTCAATAGATACTCAAATGGTTTGGATTCATATCTGAAAGTATTTATGGTTGAATTATATTCATTCAAGTATGTTTGAAATGTTTCTTTTTCTATGAAAATTACTTGAAATATATCTAACCCTAACAACTTCTTTCCATAATTGATATAATCTTCTGTTTTACGATGTTCATACATATTATTATCTCTTGATACATATCCACTTACAAATACAGTATTTAGCATAGGTTTATAATTAAAAACTATTTATATAAGTTATTTCGTATTTACTTGGACTCATTGGACTCATTGGACTCATTGGACTCATTGGACTCATTGGACTCATTGGACTCATTGGACTCATTGGACTCATTGGACTCATTGGACTCATTGGACTCATTGGACTCATTGGACTCATTGGAC